ATCAACTCAGCAAACCGCTCAAAGAATTCGTCTGGAATAATTCCACAGTCATTGCTGCACGAAAAAGCATCTTTAAATTCATACATGACTTGATCAGCAATTTGGTCAATTCGCTTGTTCATTTTGCAACTCCGTTCAATCAATAATTAATTGTATTCTGAGTAGGGAAAAGTGTCAACAACTTTATGTCATTTTTGCATAAATACAACAGTTTTTTTGTTGTATTTTAGCAACATTTTATGGGATGTTTAAAGGCATTCTAAAGGATTTTAAAAACTGGCATGATTGTTACCATCAACCCGATTTGAAAGTCCTTTAAATGACCTGGTAGTAGTGGTTGGATTCGAACCAACGATCTTCACCGTATGAAGGTGCTGCATTAGCCACTATGCTACACTACCGTTGACTGGTGCGGGCAGTAGGGTTCGAACCTACGACCTCGAAGTTAAAAGCTTCTTGCTCTTCCAGCTGAGCTATACCCGCATATTGTTTGGCCGGTCCTGAGGGAATCGAACCTCCATCACCTGGTTCGTAGCCAGGTATCCTATCCGTTGAACGAAGGACCGAAATTGTGTGGAGTGGAGAGTGGGATTTGAACCCACGAACAACAGTTTTGCAGACTGCGCCATTAGACCACTTTGGTATCTCCACATGACTGGTGCTGTCTCTAGGGATCGAACCTAGTTCTCTAGTTCTTCAGACTAGCGTGAGGACCACCTTCACCAAAACAGCTTTATTATTGGGGTGCCTAATGGGGAACGATCCCATACTACGACTTTCACAGAGTCGGGTGCGAACCTCTACACTATAGACACCATTGTTGGGCAGGGGTATCAGGATTTGAACCTGAACTAACGCAGTCAAAGTGCGCGGTGCTGCCGTTACACTATACCCCAATTGATCTGGCATCCCACCTAGGACTCGAACCCAGAATAGAAACTTTGGAGATTTCCGTGTTGCCAATTACACTAGTGGGATTTTGGTACCAGGTACTGGATTTGAACCAGTGACCAACGGCTTATCAAGCCGCTGCTCTACCACTGAGCTAACCTGGTGTTGTTTGGCGGGTAGTTAGAGAGTCGAACTCTAAAGGGGCTATTAACCCTCGTCTGATTTCAAGTCAGGTTCCATCGCCAGTTGGATTGACTACCCTTGTTTGGTGGATCGTGAGAGATTCGAACTCCCGACCTCAATCTTGTAAGGATTGCCTTCTACCGCTGAATTAACGATCCCGAATTGGTCTCGGATGCAGGATTCGAACCTGCGTTATTCTTCGTCCCAAACGAAGTGCCATACCAGACTAGGCGAATCCGAGTATTTGTTGGTGGACCGACGGGGAATCAAACCCCGACCTCCGCGGTGCAAACGCGGCGTGCTCTCGTTATCACTATCAGCCCATGTTGGTGCCAAAGGTGGGACTCGAACCCACAAAATTTTGCTTCTAAGGCAAACACGTATACCAATTCCATCACTTTGGCAAATCTTGGTGGAGCCTGAAGGAATCGAACCTAACTGCCGCCACCCTGCATATTATGGCAAGTGATTTACAGTCACCCGCAGGGAACAAGCTCCAAAACTTTGGTGCCCCTTGACAGAATCGAACTGCCAATCCATGATTACAAATCAAGTGTTATACCATTTAACTAAAAGGGCAAAAACTGGAGCGGGTAGGGAGAGTCGAACTCCGCATTATCGGTTTGGAAGACCGCTGGGCGCCCCTTGCCACAATCTACCCGCATTAACATATTGAAGCACACTAGGACAACCTGTGGGTCAGGAATTATTACGTCCCTTAGTTAGGAAGCTCATTCAGTTCCCACACTGAGTCAAAGTTTCCGCTAAGTAATGCACTTCAATATGGCGGCTGTCCCTAAACAACCATCATATTCTCTTTTTGTTGTTGGGCGAGGGCCCTCAGGTCTAGATGTCCATACCGTACCACACCATCAGCACGTGTATTTTTCAAGGATGGGAATCCCACCCATCACGCCATAGTGAGGATAATGTCATAGGGATCAGACAACATAGCCTTGACGGGACTTAGTTATTAAGCCATATTGAAACACACTCTGTCGCCGTTTTTGCTACGCTGGTAACGACCAAGACCTCAAAGAATGCTCTTTAATATGGCGCCGCTGATGGGAATCGAACCCACCTAAGTCTCGCAGACAACGAGTTGCCCTCCCCAGAGAGCTACAGCGGCAAAATAATAATGGTACACCCGGTGGGATTCGAACCCCGGTTGCAGGAATACAGCATATTTGGTAGCCCATACGGGACTCAAACCCGTTTCTCCGACTTGAAGGGACGGCGATCTATCTATAATCTAATGGGCCTTATCGTTTTTACTTTTTCTGTACTTCCCCGCACATTGTCTAGAACAAAATACTTCATCGGTCTTTTTTTCTTTTTCTCTAGAAACATCTATTCCGCAATTTGTGCAAGTATATACAAATTTTGGTTTATATTCATCATACAATTCCTGCATATTTTTGTATTGATAATTATTTTTAACCCAATCAAACTGTTCTTTTAAATCATCCTTTCTCAATACTAAAACTTCATATCCAAATGATTCAGCTAATTTTGTTTTAGCATTTACTTTTTCTTTATCTTCATATCCTTTTATTTCAATAATTGTTTTCCCTTCATTTATTAAAAAATCTGGAATATATTTTAATGAATCTCTTTCTATAATACCTTCAAATCTCTCAAAAGGAAGATTGTGATCAATTCGGTGAGTTAACCATGCTAATTCATATGTCGACCCGCAATATACACCCCTATAATAACCACTTTTGGATCTACCTGATCCTGGTCTATACCCACCAGGGGTAGTTTTTCTATACTTAGCCCCCTTATCATTTAAGTAGCAAGTTTTAGAACAGTAAATTTTATCTCGGCTTAATATTTCAAATTTAGTATTACATATTGGGCATGTCTTTTTACGTCTAGGTTTTCTTTGTTTAAGGTTAGCTTCTTTTACTTTTTTAGAATTTTTTGCGGCTATACTTTTCTTTAGCTTGTCGGCTTCTGTCCATGTTTTTCCATTTGCACAAGCTCTACTACAAAAACGACCAGACCCAAAAGAACCATTATGTTCTTTACCACATCTTTCACAATTCATATATTTACTACCTCTTGTTATTAGATAATAGTATTTATACAAATTGAACCCTTAAGACAAGAATGATTTATTTGTCTTAAAGAAGAATTCAAATTCTGCGCCGGCTAAAAACACTCCGGGATGAACGGTGCAAGGGTTGCGGAGCCCAGATTCGAACTAGGAACTCTGGCTTATGAGACCAGCGTGATGCCATTTCACTACCCCGCCTTTGCCATTAATTGTGTTGTCATGTTATAGATGCCTTCACCGTACATCGTTTGGTTTTAACGCCTAGCCTTATTCCCAATGCGTCCAAAGGGTCTTTGGTTTTGAGCAACTCCTGATTACAAGTATGCGCTCATGTAACCAATCAGAGACTCACTATCCTGCGATCACAGGAATTTTCCATAACAACACAATTGATGGCTCCGGATCCTGGGATCGAACCAGGGGCCAAAAGATTAACAGTCTTCTGCTCTACCGCTGAGCTAATCCGGAATAAATTATAATTAATTTTTAAAGAACAATTTTTACTGTAGAACTATTATATATCAAAAAACTATTGCTTGTCAACAACTTTTTCATGATTATCTGCAAAATTTTCCAAACAATCTTTGAGGATATGTGACACAGCGTATTCAATCAACACCTGCTTATCTTCCTCAGACAAGTCAACCATCAACTCGTCACTTACTTCAGAAAAGTGTATGTTACCATTCAACAAGATAGTAGCACACTTAGACTTCAATTCATTCAGTTCCATTACAGTGTACCTCCATAAAACTTATTTACTACATCTTCAACATTTTCAACACCAGCATGTTTAGCAAAGTGTTCTAATAACTCTCGCTCATGATTACTGTCATAAATTGAATTATGCAACTCTAAAAACCCCGCCATTTGAGCCTGTGCATATGCCTCAGGACCAAAACCAAATGTACTGTACAATATACCACGATAAGAACGACCTTCTTCTTCACCTTCCATGATACGCTCAACCACTGCACAGAAACATTTCAGCTGTTCATCGTGAGTCAACGATTCCCAATATGATTCACGCTCTGCTTTGATTTCATTCATTGCTTCCATAAACATATTTGACGTTTCATGTAGTTCACGCATCGCTTCTTCTACATCAGTCGGCGGATCATTAGAAATTTCATCAGACATCGCTACACTCCAAATTATGGTGTCCCCAACTGGATTCGAACCAGTGACCAAAGACTTATGAGGACTCTGCTCTGCCGCTGAGCTATAGGGACAGTTAACTATTTATTCAGTGCTGCAAAGACCTTCTGACTCAAAATACGTTTCAATGTGATCGGCTACACGGCTATCTTCAGCAAGATAAAAAGTATATTCACCAATAACTAAAACGCAATCATTATTTACGTATTCAAAACCGCCATAGTAATCTAAATTGCGTCGATTGTAACTGTTAATGGCAATACCGTCTTCAGAAACATAAAACGTACCAGCAGAACGCGGATCAAGACCAAGATCTAAAGGACCACACACTTTCATGTTGTCATTGATGTAATCCATAGCAAGACCATTTGCTTCTTCAAATAAACCGTAAATCATCATTCATCTCCAATTTCTGCGTCTTCAATCAAACCATTAATTTCGTCCATAAGACTATCAATCTTATAGTGCAATTCAGCAGATACATCATCATGATCTTCTAAACCTGACTGTTGCAATTCATCAGCTTCATCAAGACTATTGACTGCAGCCATGAGATCTTCAAATTGCTTCATGGTAAGTTTCATTCTGAATCCTCGATTCGTAAATCTGTAAAACCATCTTCAGTGACTTCAATAAGGCCATCTTTAATGTCGTCAATTGCTTCTTGCATTCCGAGTGCAAATGTTTCGTCATCCATCATGCAACCTCCTTATCCATAACATAGTAGCGGAGTACGTACTTAGCTTGATTAATCAACTGACGCTGAAGGTTAAGGTTTTCTGCAGAGCGGTCATAGTTAACCATTTCTTGAGCATCAGACAGCATTGACATGACCATCAAGTCATAGTTTTTGATAAACGCAAACATTGAGGTTTCAATGTGCTCACGCAGTTCAGCGACAGTCATACCGTATGTGTTGACTTCAGCGTTTTGATTTGTTGCTGTATTCATAATGTAAAACTCCGTTCAATCAATCAATAGTTTATTGTAATTCAGTGGTTGGTAAATGTCAACAACTTTTTTAGTTGCTGTTGCAGAATTACAACACTTGAACAACCAACTCGTAATAATCGTATGAAGATATATCACCGATCAGCAATCCTTCACCATACTCCAAAGCTTCTTCTCTGGAAGCAAAAGCTTTCAAAGAATCTTTATCGCAACCTTCGTGTTCAAAACCACCTATAACCATATAAACTACCATAATGTTGTACTCCTATGTTCAATCAATCAATAATTAATTGTATTCCAGGTAGCGCTCAATGTCAACGGTTTTTTGGGCTTTTTGCAAAAATACAACACTTTTTTTGTTGTATTTTTACAACATTAGCTCAAAGTGGGGACCGTCTAAAAAAGGTCGTCTTCCCTGGGATCTTCGAGTATCAACATAAAAATCCATTGCGTCTTGCATTGTACCGTCCCAGTCGCGAATATCAGGTACATTCCATGCAGCCCCCCAACGAATAGGTACTTCGATATCAATGGCTGCAGCTTTCATGGCATCTGCAATGTCATCATAGAGATTCAATTCCCATGATGCTCTTGAGCCAATGTATGCCATCAAGTCCACAGCATGACCATCAAGATGCTTTGACTTCATCGTTTGACTTGCTCCAGATGCAACCAACCCTCGCTGTTCTTCAATTGTTCTGACGCCATCAATTACACCAAAATCTATCCTAGTAATAGTAATTGCATGTTTAACCACCTCTACAAGTCGTTCATCAACGCCTTCAAGATTACTTAACGATCGCTTTGACAATTTAAATTTGCTCATAGTAAATTTCCTTCTTTTACTTTAATAAGATCTTCATTAAGACGGATATGAAAGCTATCCTCGTTGTCATCACCAGAAACTAACCAGTCAATACGTTGAGCATAAACATATGCTAACTTTAAAATGTCTAAGCCTTCCTTGAATTTTTCGATTGTTTCTGGAGAAAAGCTATAACCTTTTGTGTCACCAAACTCATTCAGTTCAGTAGAGTTATTGTCAAGAATCATTTGCTCAATGTCACAAGCAATCTGATCTATCTTATACTGATTATAATCAAAGTGTCCGCCGCTCATTACTTAATCTCCTTTTTTTCATTTTCTAGCTCTTTCAATGTTTGGCTCACTCCATGAAGATATCCCATTTCAAATGCCTTACGAAGAGTATAGATTCCAAGCTCATTGGGATGCATGTTGTCAATAAACTTAACAGACTCTTTACCAGCCTTTAACAGTGTTTCAGTACTTACACTCATTACAGTACTCCTAACCAATCAATTAACAAAACGTATCCAAATACTACGGCTATAACGGTCATAATGACCCACAATATTTGCATTAATATGCTCATAATATTACTTCCTTAATTGTTCCATTTGCTGTACAATTTGTCTGCCGCTATTGTATGCAATATAATATGATCCAGGCGCAACAAAGGCCATACCAGCATTCCATGTTGATTCGGCCATTGTCTTTGAACAACCCGTAAGAAATGCTAGCGCCAAAATGATTACTAAAATTTTCATAGAGCAAACTGTGCCTGGATATCTTTCTTGACTTGACCGCCGTGACGATACTCCATACCGTTTAACATTACCTTACGGCCATTAATAATTTCAACCTTAATGCGTGGTACCTCAAGAATAGTCGATCCTTTGCTTCGTGTTTTTACTGGAACTGAACCTGACACAAAAAACATCGTATCATAAAGGTCGTCTGCAATTAACTTGCGTATGAATGCCACATGAGCCATATTAAAAATCCAATAATTAAAGTGTTGACAATACCCATAGCAACCATCACTAGGACATCATACGCCGGACCACGATACCTTTTCATATTTATTTTCCAGCACATTACCGTGAACAAATGACGTATCAGGCTTAGTGCGAGTTACTGGACGAAGGATATCTCCACGCTTGAACTTACCGCGATCCTCCATAACAATAAATGAGTGCACTGCTCCGCGAACAAAAAGCCGTGAATATTCTTTGTCACGCTTTAATAAAATTGTGTCACAGAAGTCTTTTGCCATTAAATCATCAGGAGACGAATTTGTAGACTCTACATAGTCAGTCTTTAAATGATCCGCATAATCATTTAATGCATTGAATACTTCACGGCGAAGCTTGACGCTCATTGTGCAACCTCCAATACTTGCATCACTTCAACAAAAGGACGCCCATGATCTGATACATACCACTTGCCATCTGTACGAAGAATATAATCGTACTCTTCATCACGACGATTCAGCCGATAAAATTCATAGTCACTATAGTGTTGAGCTTCAATCCTGCTTTCACCGCGATCACGGCCATAAGCAGTAGTCATGTTTCCATACTTTTCTTCATGCTCATCAAGAGACATACTAACATCATAATGAGCAAACGGGTGTTGCTCACCGATGACTTCACCTAGGCTTGAAATGTCACCAAGATCCATGAGCTCACGAACCTTGAACGGATCCATGTAATGCTCAAGCAATGTCTTACCTACGCCTTCAAGGTAACCGTCCCAATGGCAGTAAATTTGGTGAACTGTGCCATCAGCATATTCGAGTGCAATAGTCGAGCGAGTAGCCATAATGTAATCTCCAATAATCAATAGTTTATTATATTACAAATACAGAGCAGTGTCAACTGCCCTGTTGTAAAAATACAACATTAGTCACGACGATCATAAACGTACACATCAAGCATGGAAGCATTAGCAATACCACCCATGATGTTACCACCACGGTCGAACCCCACAAGACCCTTAGAACCACGATAGAAGACTCCACCAGGGTTTTCCATCTTAACGATAGGTTTACGACCACGAATTACGACACGCTTTTTGGCAGGAAGCATTTTGTTCATGGCTGATACGGTATCCCTGATAGCCTGCAGCTTTTCCATATCGTTAACAGACAAAACGTCAACGGTACAGACGTAGGATTGTGATTTGCGACTCATAATGTAACTCCCTGTTTAATCAATCGATAATTAATTGTATTCCAGGTACCAGAGATTGTCAACCATTTTATGCGGTTGTTGCACAAATACAACAAGATTTTTGTTGTATTTTTACAACAGTTATTACTCTCTATGTTTTGCACATCGGGTTGTAACCCAACCTTCACGATTTGGTTTACCCTTGTCGCCGCAGACATCACACGTCCTATATGACATTGATTCTGCGAACCTAATGTATGCATACTGCTCATCACTTGCACCATGTACATAAAAACGCAGGCCGCCATACTTTTCCTTTACCTGAGTTACGACTGGGACTCTTGCTTCCTCTTCCTCCATTATTGTTTTGGCTTCTGCTACATCCTTTTCAGTAACGATGTCAGTATCACGAGGAAGAAGATGACGAGTAAAATCGTATCTAGTTTTTCCTACACGAGTTTGCAAGTGTTCATATTGCTCTTTAGCAAATAACCAATCAGAACAGATTGTTCCACAGAGTGTATCAATAATATTGAACCAACCATCACCGCACTCAAACCCCCAACACATTGCAGTGGTACGCATATCGCCGTATCGATCACGAAACATTGGTGCATATTTTTTTACAAGATATTTGTCATAATGTTTGTTCATTTTGCTAAGTCCCACCTTGCTTTAGTTTCCCATTCACTGGTCTCATTGTTAAACTTCATCATTGCACCATTAACTGATTCATTAAATTCAGCTTTTGGGAATTTCTTCACTTCAGTCGTAGAAATAATGTCTTCACTTAAATACGATTCAGAGAAGTGATCTAACTCAAGCATTGTAATTCCATCATGTGCCCATGTAGGATCATCAACCTTGACGTAGTACTTACGTTTAATCACTTGTACAGTTTCAATTACGAACTTACCCATAATTTTTCTCCACATATGAATCAATAGTTTTTACTAAGTTAATGAATGCTTTCCAGCTATCATGATCTACAAGAACACCTCGCTCATTTGGATGACCAATGGTGACCCAAAATCCATCTGGCATAGGAGACACTGTTCCAATCATTTCAGAGTCTTGGTTTCCAATTATAACTGCCCCATTAGCAATTTCAAACATTTTTAAACTCCATATAAGGTTTGATATTGTAATCAAACAATCGAGCCATTTCATTCCAAAGAAACCTCCGTTCTTTTTCAGTCATACCAGATTCCAACACATTCATGATATCAAAGATACCTTCTGCCTCGTTATGCTGTGGCTCTGGTTTAATTAAACCGTAATCGTGTCGCATTGTATAGCACATAGAAGTAATAATTTCTTCACGGGTTTTCATGGCTCGACTCCAAGCTGTTTTTTCAACTCTTTAATTTGTGTTTTAAGACCACGGTTTTCATATTGTAACCAACCTACTTTGTCTTGCAGTTCTTTCATCTTGGTTTCAAAGTCACGATCCGATGGTGTTAAATTTTCTTCGGGTGCTAAAATAAATTTACCCCGATCCCAATCAAACCCACTGAAAGCAAGTTGCACATCAACAGTAGAAATAGCACCAACTGTAGCAAAAGGCAACTGAATGGCAATGGTAATGTTGTCATCGTTGTTAGCTTGTTCCAAACGTTGCTTCAATTCACTAACTTTCATCCTTCAACTCCAAAGTGTTTTAATATACAGTCTGACGGGTCATGATCTTCATGCAGAGCAATAGCCGCGCACTCACGAATAATCAACTCAGCAAACTTGTCAATGCCTTCTTCGGTGAATTGATAACCGCCATGAAAGTCGCCATAACCACGAGTGTCTTGGATTTTCATTGCACCGCATTGTCTAAACAATTCATTGATGTTTTTCATTCTTCAAGTCCAAAATGTTGTTTGATTGTGTCAATGCATTGCTCAGTATATTTAACTTCATCTTTGCTCCAAGCAGTATCAGCTATTGCATCGCAAACTCTAACGCATTCACGAACAATCAAATCAGCAAATTTTTCGTTGTAAAGATCTTCAAATTTTTTGTCGCCATACTCTGGATTAGTCGACCATGATGCGCACTTAGACCATTCATGAGCCCTTTCAGCAAGTTCTTTAATTCGCTCGTTCATTTTCAAGTTCCTCAATACGATTAGCCGCTTCTTCCAACAAGTCAGCAATACGATCTGCTTTACCTTCCTGTACACTCTTACGACCAGGAATCTGTCTACGGATCTCTGCACGTTTACGGAGACGATAAACTAAATCATTTTCCTCAGTCATTGCTTTCTCCATCAATTTTATTCAGACACATGAACTTAATCAAATCTGTAAATGATTCATCCATCAATATGTATGCTTCAGCTGATTCATCAAAATCCTGCCAAGCATGCGCTAATATTTGAGTCAGCTCAAGGACTTTACGTTTGTATTCAATTGCGTTCATCTAGGATCCATGCCTCCGTCACTTACAATGTCAGTATAACTGGGATTGCGTTTATTTTTTAAGTGTTCAGTTGCTGCGTCCCAGCCTTCCATGAATGTTTGCCAATGATCTTCTAAAATCGGACTGGTATATTCTCCTTTGGGATTTCTTTTAAGTGTGCCTATATCCACAAAGTTAGGAAAACATTCACGTTCAAATGCTTCACGTATAATATCTTTCATAACATATTTCCACTCAATTAATCTTGCACTCTTTGAATGTCAGATGCATTAAGAATGACAACGTCAGTCAATTCATTACGCCAAGGAAGCTGAATTGGCTTATCTAAAAAAACTGTGTATCTTATCCTACCACCATATGCAAGACGATATGACTCTATCTTACCAGTTACGGCAGTACCGTGATAATTACCAACAACCGTTTTACCTTCACAATGCAACATAATATAACTCCTACTTATTATTCAATATAGTTTATTATATTCTGAAGGGTGACAAATGTCAACAACTTTTTACGGTTGTTGCACAAATACAACAGTTATTTTGTTGCTAAATTACAACAGTTTGGATCTTGCCGCGTAGGCAATTACTTGACGAAGACGCTCGTTTTCTTCCTCAAGTTGCTTAATGTATTTAATGACAGCATCTTTGTCGCAAAGAGTAGTGCAACAAATTTCAATGTTTTCCCATGCAGCTTCAGATGCCTTTGCGTTTTCTGTACTCATCTCTAACACTCTTAAGTTGTTTTAACCAGGGAAAGGTTGGTTCAATAAAAACTTGAGGATCATCGCCTTCTACTGCAATTACGATTACTGTTTGTTGAATTGGTATACCAGTGATTTCGTAATAGGCTGCAGCATAAAAGGCAGCTTGCATAAAGTATGAGCTGATCCATTCCTTTTGCTTTGGTTTGCTTGATGTTTTGTAATCAATTGTACTTAGCACGTTATCAAATTCACCAATGCAGTCAACGCGCCCTGCTATTTCAAACTTATCTGAATAGAGGGGAACTTCTTGAAAGTGAATGTTATCGACTGATTTGTCTAAGATTGGTTTGATTGACTTGAATAATTCGACCACATGAGGAAGTTGCCCTTCCAAGTAGTCTGTATCGTTGTTGACGTATTTTTCTGCAACAAGGTGTAGCTTTGTTCCTCTGCTTGCTGCTTTTCGTGAAATGCGATTTGCCTCTTCTGCACCGACACGCTCGCGCCATTTACGAATTGATTCTTCACCTAATATGCTAAGTACGGTTGTAATAGAAGGATAGCGACTACCACTAGGTGTGACATAGGTTCTGCCGCTTGAGGCGTTTTCAACAAGTAAGTCATCATAGGTCAAACTCTTCTTCAAGTGAGTAAAGGTTTTGTTCATTGCGAATTCTTTTAAGCTCATCAGTGTGTTGTTGTGCAATCATTTTAGATCGCTTTTGTTGGTTGCGTTTAGTACCAAACGATTGTGTATGATCTACAGATTTTTTATTACGAGGGTCGTATCTTTTAAATTTTGCCATAATAATTTTAAAAATTGATTTTTAACATTTCCTTAGTCATAATGTAGTCCCTGACAATGTCACTGCGTACAATGTCTTGCCAAGTAAACTCAATACAACTAAATTTATTTAATCGCTGAACGATTCCTAAAAATTTAAGTACACTCTTTTTTTCTGTCTCCTTTGTAAAGTCTGACTGATAATAGTCACCACACATAATAACCTTGCAATTATTACCCATACGAGTAATGATAGAATCGAGCTCATGACCATTGCAGTTTTGAAACTCATCGACCACAATAATAGCATTTGAAATTGTCATACCACGAATGAATGACGTTGACATAAATTCAAGTTCACCAGATGCAATGAGTTTTGTCCAAGCCTCATGATCACCCAAACAAATATCTGTTACAATTGAGCGATAAGGCGCAGTATATGCTTCTTTCTTTTCTTCTTCATCTCCTGGAAGGAATCCGATATCTCTTGTCGGTACAATTGATCGAACAATTACTACTTTATCATATCGAGTATTTTTATCTAGGACATCTTCCAAAGCTAGTGACAACGCAATAAAAGTTTTACCTGTACCTGCGGATCCAGATAGCATAAGGTTATTGCCAGCTTTGTATGCCTTGACTACTTCGGTTTGTTTATCAGTAATAGGTTCAAATGGTGTTAGTGATTCGAGTCTTACTTTAACTGGTTTCTTCATCAGTAATCTTTGATATTGTTAACTTTATAAGCATTTTTAATTTTTGACAACACTTCCCGCCAACCGTCATCAACCTTTATGTTTGTTCCTGGCTCATGAACCAATGTAGTTGAGACTGGCATTTGGACAAGGTCAGGGTTTTCAGTAAGGTAACTTTCCCTTTTAGACATTGACATATATTCTTCAAACTCTTCTCCGGTTTTATTATTTTTAAATTTATATGTTGGCATTTTGTATCCACTCTGGTGTATTACGATTTTTCCAGTTAAACATTCGCGCCTTAGCTCCAATATAATATTTACGATACGATTCGATGGATGAGCCATTTACTTTGAACTCATCTGGCATTGCAGGAGTAGGTTCAGTAAACGGGCCTTGTGGAATATTGTCTGGTACACGATCGAGTAGCATATGCATCAGACCATCACGCTCACATTTATGCACCCTACCATATCGATATGTATATTCAGAGCAAAGTTCAGAAAGCAATTCCGCAAGCCATAGATAGTTGCTATTTGATTTCCTTACCCATACCCCGGAAGGATGGTTAATATGAGTAGCAGAATACAGGAGAGATTCCCTACCGTCAGCCAAAACATATCGAACCTGTTTTCGACCACTAGGAGAACGACCAATGTATTTACTACCATCAAGAAAACGGTGAGCAGTGGAAAGAAGCTGAGCATATTCTAAAATCATCTTTACGGTATGTTTGTCAACGTGCTGTTCGGCACACTCGGTTACATCATGTGAAAGGTAAAAAATATTCATAGTGTTTTATATATCAATTGTTTTAAGTTCAAATTTACTAGCAGCTGTTTCATAACCTATGTATCCGCGAGGATTAGAAAACACGCGAGTACTTCCAATTTTATAGTCAACGGGATCGTGCATGTGACCGTGGATCCATAGTTTAATTTGCGGATGATCCTCAATTAAATGGTCTAGGTGTGAGCGATAACCACCATTCATATCATACTGATGTGCATACTCAGGTGGTGTCGATAGACCACTTGGTGCATGATGAGTTACTACCACTAGTTTATTATAATCCTTTTGAAGGAAATTGTCAAGGTAATCGAGAAATTGTTTATGATCATTATATGCATCATCAGTGCTGAACTTAGACACTGTCTCTTTCATCTTCATACCAATTTCAATTTTACGGCCATATTCATCAATAACATAACCACCATCACTACTTTCCTTGTATAAAGGGACCCTACGATAGGTATAGCGATTAGAGTTACGAATGATTTTGAAGTCATTCATCATTGCACCAATAATAGACATTGATGCCTTGTCATACCCATTCATATCAGTCCACATTGTACCTGCAACAAATGTATAACCATCAAGTTCAATAAACTCCTTTTCTAGTACATGGATATTATCAAACTTTGCTAATGCAGTTTTCAATATATTATGGGACATAGCAAAGTCACCGGTATAGTGTTCATGATTACCCATAATATATAATACACGAGGGAACTCACCAGATACTCGTCTAAAGAATTCAGTGTATACATCAATATCTCGTGCAACACATATATCACCTGCTAATATGAGCAAATCTGCGTTGTCATTGTTTTTCAATTCAAGATCTCCAAACTCTAGATGGAGATCACTAGCAATTGCAATTTTCATAACTGTTCCACTTTTGTTGTATATTCCCTGTCCGGCACCATATAGTTATTATATACCATTTTTCTTAACTTGTCAACTATAATTTATAACTTTCTTTCTGTATTTCATCAATATGACTATTTAAGTACTCGTACTTTTGTCTAAGTTTATAGGCTAGTGTTAAGTTACCTACTTTTTCTAAGCGATTCATGTGATGTTTAATTTCCTTTGAATCGCGCTTTAGTCTTTCAATGTTAGATCCGTACATGATACTCTATCCTTATGTTGATGTTTTAACTAGGACATGATATAAAATACAGAAGCCTCCCTTAAAAAAGTAGCCCAGGACATCACTGTCACTGAGCTATGAGTTACTACGCTACTACATTGTTATTATTATTTTATTTGACAATCAGGCCAGGAAATGCCTCCTCAACAACTTGTTTGCTGATACCTTTAAATTTAGTTGTAAGTTTTTTGTCTTTCATAAGTAATACGACATTCGCTTCTGACGGCGGTATCGCTTCTAAAAGTTTAATAAACATACCTTCAATTTTCATCTTAGGCATAGTCTCACCAGGACCCCCTACAACAAAGTAGCGGAACTTAGCGGATTGTTTTCTAAGACTCGAAGGTGGCGTATTTTGATTTGCTTCTTTAAAAGGCGGGGCGCCTTCTGGAATTAAAAATTGAATTGAGTCATCAAAATTACCTTTAAGTACATTACGCAATGCAAGAGTATTGTATTCCCTAAGGACTTTGATTTTTTCTGCTTTGGTTTTTGCAGATCCAACCTTTACAAGAATATCATCAATTTTATAGCTACTAATTTTATTCACGGCCATTTAATAAAAATCTCCTACACAGTCAATTAGCATTTTGCAACGCTTTTTAATTAGATAATTTAAAACACGACTTTTGTGAGCAACCTTTTGCTCTTCATAGTTATTTATAATTTCTTGTTTTACTGAATCTGGTGTTTCTGTTAAATCAATCAGCTTTTTGTTACGAGTATAATTGCGATAAGTTTCCGAATCCATAACGGATTCTAGATTATCTATACCATCAATCCATGTCTGAATTTTTTTCTTAGTAACTGGCGATTGGCGAATACCGTCAACAAATGTATTATCAGGAGAAAGCACATTAGGAACTCCGTCACCAGAATCGCCTTTAAAAATATGTTCAAGCAGAAAGGTGCGAGGATTTTTTTCAGTAATAAACTTTTTAAGAATGGGCGAATATTGTCTAACATTATTGAATCGATGTAACTGAACAAAATCTTTATCAGACGAAACAATCATCACTGGTTCATGTTTACCAAACTCCTGAGTTTCAAGAGTCAGTGTACCAATAATGTCATCGGCTTCAGCTCCACCAACAGTAACAACCTTGTACGGAAAATGTTCCTTGAGCTCATCGCGCACTGAATTAATAATGCGAAACAACTCATCCCAGTCTAGTGTAGATTCTTCACGCCCTTCACGACGCCTAAACTTATAGTTGGGAAAGTACTCACGACGCCATGTGCTGCTGTCACATGCAATAACCATTTGACCATACTCGTCACGAAACTTTTTATTGTACATACGGATCGTATTAAGAATCATGTGACGGAGCAAGTCCTCCTTGATTTCTACCTTTTGAATTACTACGCTTGATATTGCAATACCACTGTAGTCAATTATAACCATTACCTTCACCTTTTCACAATAATATTAGTATTATAACACAGTTTTTTGCTCTTGTAAACCTTTTAAATGAGCTTTTCTGACTCGAACGGATATCCATGAGTTGTAATAGTTGCTTTCAAGCAACACATTACGGTTGAACTGCTCCCAGGCTTCTAAATAGCTGCATTCTGCTTTAGATGCGCATAAATGAAGAATTGTTCTACTGAACTTATCCTTGCCCAATGTTTTGACGTCTTCAAGCAAAGCCTCTGAAGATCCATAATAGTCTCTCCAGTCAGACTCTGCTTTATACCGTTTTTTCTTTTTGTTGACTTGACGCGTCTTTGAGGCAAATAGTAATTTTTTGCCGATGTACTTTTTACCAGTTTCAAGATTTTCTATAACGTATACAAACCCGTATACTTTTTTAGGATCTAATTCACCTGGATCATATTCCTTGCCTTCGTACAACCATGGCATAGTAATGACTCGCTCATAATAGTTTTAGATACTATTATATATTACTACTGCCATTCGTCTTCATCAAAAATTGAAGAGTCAATTTCAGCGTTTTCATCTAATGTTAACTGGTCGATAGATTCTTGTCCACAATGAGGACAAAAGTTTAGCTTAGTGTCTTCATCTTCAAATTTTACTTCAAATGCAATTCCGCAAGCAAAACATTCGATCATATTGATAGTCCTGTAACCTGTTCATTTAAAAGTTGACGGTTTTCTCTTTCGAGTAACCACTCCTGAAGATCTCTAAACCCACCAATCATATTTGATCCTTCATCAATAATAAGTGGGAATCCTTTTACCTCAGGAAACTGCTCTTTAAAATCTCGTGTTGTCATTTGATGTGGCACTTTAACCTCAACATAAGGCACGCTTTTAAATTCTAACAATTCCTTTGCAACTTTACAATATCCACATGAATCTAGTGTATATACTGTTACTGTCATAGTGATAGTCCTTTTAGTGTATCTGTTGAAACGTCGTTTTTAATTCCGCCAATTATATAGGAAGACAATTCTACTTCTTGTGGTGCAACTTGTACTGCGCCTCCACCAACCCACTTTTCAGTCCAAGGCAATGGGTTAGCTTGAGGTACTGTATATGGTGAGGTATATCCAATTGACTTCATTCTCTTACTTGCAATCCATTCAATATAATCACAAAGAAGCCGTTGATTCAAACCAATCATTGAACCATCCTTGAACAAATACTCGGCCCATTCTTTTTCTTGCTCAACGGCAGATGTAAAAATAGAAATAACTTCTGCCTCGCATTCCTCTCTAATTTTTACAAAGTCAGAATCATCTTTCAATAGAGTTTTAATAATTGTTTGAGATGCAGCAAGGTGCACGTTTTCATCACGAGCAATAAACTTAATAATTTTTGCATTACCTTCCATTTTTTTAAGTTCAGCAAATGCCCAACTACATGCAAACGAAACATAAAACCTAATGCCTTCGAGTACATTAATTGAATTAAGCATGAGCCAAAGCTTTTTCTTTAGTTCATGTTTGTTTACAATAACCTCTTTACCATTGACCACATGCTTGCCATAGCCCAGGAGGTCATACCATTTCGAATACTCAATAAAGTCATCATAATACTTTGATATGTCTTTTGCGCAAGTCATGATTTCATCTGCGTCCATCAATGTATCAAATACCTTAGATGGATTAGAATATATGTTACGTATAATGTGTGTATATGACCTTGAGTGAATAGTTTCCATAAAGGCCCATGCCGTAACCAATGGCTCCAACTCTGGCAAGGAAACCACTGGCAGTAGTGCTTCTGTCGGACCTCGCCCTTGCACCGAATCCAGTAATATTTGACGCTTTAGGTTTGATGTGAAAATATGCTGTTCGTGTTCGCTAAGTTTATGGAAGTCCGTCTTATCCTTTGATATATCAACTTCTTCTGGGCGCCAAAAAAATCCAAGCTGCTTATCTGTTAACTTATCTAATACGGGATACTTGATTTGATCGTATCGAGCTATATCTACTGAGCCATCAAAAAACATACACGATTCAAGATGGCTTTTGCTTTTCTTTTTAAATACAGAGTTTGACATGAATGGTTCCTATAATACGCATGAATCACACGATGAATCATCTTCATCATCAATGCTTTCATCAGAAAAGTTATCAGGTTCATCGTCTTTCATTTCGCCAGACTGATCGTTTGTGTTATTGTAATAGAGTTGTTTTCCACCCATCTTATAAAAAGTTACAATATCTTTAATAAGTTGTGACATTGGAACCTTGCCTTCTTCAAAATGTTGTGGATTATATGAAGTATTAACTGAAATACCTTGGTCAATATACTTTTGAAGTATTGCACAAATGTTCAAATAACCTTCAGGAGTTTTTTGATCCCATAGGAGATCGTACTTGTTTTTAAGATGATGATAACCAGGAACAACCTGAGCCATCACTCCATCCTTTGATTGTTTGTACGATACTAGTGCACGAGGTGGTTCAATACCATTCGTTGAGTTTGATATTTGAGCAGAAGTTTCAGCTGGCATTAGCGCCATGAGTGTCGAGTTACGAATACCGGTTTGTTTGAGTTGCTCACGCAATCCAGCCCAATCCAAACGTTCTTGGTGCGAAACTAATGTATCAACATCCTTTTTATATGTGTCAATGGGAAGAACACCATGACTATACTTTGTTTCGTGATTCAAAGGAATAGCACCTCTTTCCTTTGCAAGATCTGCTGATGCTTTAATCAAATAATATGACCATGCTTCAGCGAACTCGTCAACCGTAGATAGCGCATCATTGCTGTATTTAAGACCACGCTTTGCAAGAAAGTATGCTAGGTTGATGATTCCAATACCAAGTGGTCTTCTGTTAAATGTGCTTCGTTTAGCAGCAGGCACTGGGTAGCCTTGATAATCGAGTAGTGCATCGAGCGATCGTACTGCAAGGGTACAGTATTTTTCAAACTCTTTGGGTTCGTGAATGAGACCCCAATTGATGGCACTAAGAGTGCACAAGGAAATTTCTGATTTACAATCAGATTCAATTTCTTCTGTAATATAAACATACCCATCATCTTGTACCTCGTTCACTATTTCGTAATTAAAATCCATATTATTTCGCCTTTATATGTTTAGAATAATTTCCTAAATCCCATTCCCGCATACAACAAGTACAACATACTTTTTTACCGATAAGGTGTTTGGTGCCACCAGAATTTTCCGACATCTTTTTGCGGGTTTCTGCAGAATGTTTTTTACCCTTATTCCAAGGGACATTACCCTTTAATGCTTTGCTTAAATTTTTTTTATGCTCTTCCGTCATTTTTGGTTTGGGAACTCCTCTCTGCGAATCACCAATCCTTTTCTTATGTTCTTCCGTCAAGCCTTTAATGCTAGGATTATTTTTTTTCATCCTATCAGAGGTCATTTTTGAATGCTTTGAAGAACAAAAGTAATGTTTCCGGGTTTTAACTTTTTCGCGCTGGATTATAGATTGTCTAAGTTTAAAATCTTCTGTCCGTATTTTTCCTTTATTAGCTTTACCTATTTTATCAGCTATTTCTGTACCTTTAACTTTTCTTCCCAAAGAAGGGCTTATTTTATTATAGATAGCTTTAGAGTTATTCCAAATTTCCCAATCATCTCTATACATCAACTTAGTGTTTATTTTATCCTCATAATTTCTAGCTTCCTCTATTGTATCAAACGTCCATTTAACACAAAACACATAATCCTCAAGACTGTTCTTGAATGATTCACGCAGTTTGCCGCTCGTGAAATATACTTTACCGAAATCATTAGATGGTGACAATCCTAACCTAAGATTGCCCCATCTAACCCCGTGATATTTTTGCCCAGTAGTTTTATGTTTCAAATAGTATGTGTATGGATAAACCTCATTAAATCTTTTATGCCTCACAGTAGTATTCCTATAAAATTCACTAATACTATTATTTATACTTTATCGGCGTTTAAGTGGGGTATTTTTGTTATTTATTTTCCATCTTTTATACTTTTGATATTCTTCTATTGTCATTTTAATCAATTTTTTTTCAGGCTCACCATCATTTTCTGAATTAAGCGGGGCAGTTGGCAGTGTCACCTCACAACACAGATTTGATTGTCGAATAGGCGCAACAGCGGGATCAAAGGATCCGTGTTCATTTGCATGGTCAACGTTCATCAAATAAATGCGACCAGTATCTTTACGCTCATTAATAAAGGAACTGAACACATCAATAGCAGGCATTACTTTTTTGCGAATTGAATCATCTGCTTCATATTGCTCATATAGTTTTTTAAATTTATCCTGATCTGCATAAAATGCATCAAGCAAATCTGGAACATCATTGGGAGAAAAGAGAGTAATATTACCACCAGCCAACAACCTTTCATACATTGTTTTATTAAACTGAAAAGCATAGTCCATATGACGAACTCGGTTTTCTTCAGTGCCTTTATTGTTTTTAAGTACGACCAAGTCTTCAAACTCTAGGTGCCATACTGGAAGATATACTGTTGCTGCACCGCCGCGAACTCCACCCTGACTACACGACTTTACAGCAGACTGAAAATACTTAAGAAAAGGAACCAGACCAGTGTGTATGACAGAGCCGTCGTCAATACGAGAACCAAGAGCCCTGATGGCCCCCGCTCCAATACCGATGCCAGCCTTTTTAGAAATATATCGAACCACTGAGGTAGATGTGGCATTAATTGAATCGAGTGAATCCCCCGACTCAATAAGGACACAAGAGCTAAACTGGCGCGTAGGGGTGCGGACACCAGCCATAATAGGAGTTGGTAGAGAAATGTAAAATTGCGAAATTGCATCGTAATAATCTTTAACCCATTTAAGTCTTTCTTCTTTTGGATATTCTGCAAACAGCGTAGCGGAGATCATCATATAAAGCATTTGAGGCGTTTCAAATGGTACTTTAGTAGATCTGTTTTGAACAAGATACTTACCTCGAAATTGCTCCATACCAACATAGGTAAAGGTATTATCTCGTTCATGGCGAATGAAGGTATTTAACTGATCAAGTTCTTCTCTTGTGTATTTGTTCAGTATATCCTTATCATATACGCCTCGGTCAACATTTGCAGTAATCAACTCATAAAGACTAGAAGGTTCGTATTTTCCGTATACTTCTTTGCGAAGTTTGTAATTAATCAGTCTTGCTGCAACATATTGATAATTAGGTGTTTGTTCGCTGATAAGTTCAGCCGCAGATTTAATCAACAACTCATGAATATCATATGCAAAAATTTTATCGTATAGCTGGATGTTTGCTTTTAATTCAATTTCTGATATCGATACTGATGCAATATCTTCGGTTGCCCACTCTAGTACGCGATGTACCTTTTCAAGATTGAATGGTTCTAACCGTCCATTTCTTTTTGTTACGTTGATCATATAACTGCGCTCCAATAAATAAGACCTCAACTCAATGTTATATTATAACACAAAAGTGAGGACTTGTAAACTACTCAGGTTTATTTACTGCTTTTGATAGTGCATCATGACGAATGGCGCACGTATTATACAGAGAGGCAATTTCTATGGTATATTCATAGAGATCACCTAGCGTGTCTCCGTTCAAAGGAGGAAGTTCCTCGCATGGAACTAATAAGTTGGCTGGAAATTTATAATCTGGCACTTTTGGATTGACGGTACACCCAACTAATAAAAGCGGTAATATGACTGCGGCCAAAATTTTCATTATTCTTTTCTGCTTGTATTAAGCTTATTGATTGTATCGTTTAGGAGATTAACGCCAGACTCAGGCACCTTACAATCCTTATATATGGGTTTCACAACTTCCACTTCTACCTCTTTAATGACTTCTCTTGTTTGGCTGCGTAAAATAGCCAAACGTTCTTCATAATCAACTGATATATCATAACGCCGATCGACTTCATCCTGAATCATTTGCGTATATTCAGAAATAATTTTTTGTTTTTCTAATGCGCATGTTGCAGACTCATACCGCATTCCGGCAAAAAAGGCTCCTATTAAAATGAGCCCTATTGCAATCGATTTCCAGTATTTAAGTAGCTTAAGAACAATTGCTGGCATTATTTTCTATCGCCCTTTGCACGCTTATATAAGTTATTGACATCCCACTTGGAGCGGCGATCCATTTTATTAAACAGTCGGCTCTTTTTGCCAGTTGGGTTCATGTCAATACCAGGACCAGTCGACGTTACAGGAGCTTCTTCTTTTTGAAATTCTTTGAATGACTTTACTTTCATCTGATTAAATCCATTGGACTAACGTATATATCGTGCTTTGTTTGCACGTGCTTGACTTTGTAAATTGGCTCGTTAAAAACACTACCAGCCATTTCAGTTCCTTCATCAACAATAACGCGAGTACCTTTTTTTGCACCCATTTCATTTGTGCTAGGCAACATGATATCATTTGTTAATGTATATGTACCAGGAGCTAATGTGTTATCTCCAAGGACATACCAGGACGAAACCGATTCATTGATGTCTTTGTCGAAGTCAATTTCCATTTTGTTTAGTATTTGTTCAATATGACTATCCTGAAGACCGAGCTCTTCTTTAATGAGATACAGGGCTGCAGCATAGGAGGCAATACGCGATGAACCGCCAGGTACTCTTTCCATCAAACGTTTGATATTAAAAACTAAACGATTGAAATAAGTGTATGCATCCTTTTGCTCAGATGTTTTGAACTGAGAAGGCCGAATCAGCAATTTTCCTTTTTCATCTATAATACCTTGCTCGTATGCATCGGTTTCTTTCCACGGTGTTACTAGCAAGCGAATGAATTTGTACGCATAAAAAAGATCTGCTGATCTCGATATAACGCCCATTATAGATTCCTTAATATATTAACAACATTATTATCTAAAGGTACTTCTACCATTTCACTTTCTTTTAAAAAATTTAAGTATATCAAAAAAGTTTTTATAGTCGGCCAATGCTCTGGCTCAATTTTATAAAATATCATTTTGTTTGCTGCAGCAATTCCAAATATATTGTAAAGAACTATAATATGATTGAGGATCAACCTTTCGTGAAGATCATTCGTTTTTTCATATCTCTTCAATAGTTTTTTGATATACTTAAATCTTTGTAGGTCATCGTAAAACTCTTCTATGCTTGTACACTGTGGATTATTATAATTCCGTGACGCATATAGAATAAAGTTTTCTTCATTTAAATCATCGAATAATTGCATAGTTCATCCTGGTAATAAACAACTCTAACATTATTTATTACCAGGGATGAGGTGCAATTTACTTCATTGCGTTACGAATATCCGAAAGAGTTTTCTTTGGTTCGGAATTACGCTTATCACCAGTGCGCAAAGGAGCTTGAGATTTTGCATTGTTGATAGGCTTATCTTTACCAGGATAGTCCTTGATGTCAACTTGTTGACGATGTGCATTAGCAAAGCCACGATCTGCAGGAGCACGAGGATCTAGCGTTTCACGACCATCAGGGCGCATTGGCTGCTCTGAATTAGTTGAAAGTTGGTTACCTTCTTCAATTGATTCAAATTCAGTGACAAACGATTCTAGCTCATCATCATTCATTTGTTCAATCATTGCATCAAGTTCTTCTTCTGGTGCTTCAAGAATAGCATTCCAGTTCCACTGATAATCTTCAAATGCCTTTTTAATAATTTTGTTGTCTGCGCTTGAACCACCGACACGCTGATTACGATCTTTTCTTTGAACTTCAGACTTACTTGCAGTAGGGCTAACTCGCTTATTTACACTTCCTGAAGTTTTACTTTTATATGATTGTAAAGTAGAAGTGCTAAGCTCATCAACTTGCTCAATATCTTCTTTCATTTTATTAACAGGACCTCCCATTGCTTTCTTTTTGTCCTTAGGCATATAGCTTGTACCTTTTGGAGCAGATGCGCCAGTCTTTACACCGGATGAAGGGAATGCTCTTTTAACGTCGCTGTTATAAGTTTCATCCATTTCAACATCTTCATTTTGTCTACGCTTTTCAGCAGCAGAGCGAATAGAAGACAATGAAGATTGTGTTGAACTCATAGGACGCTTAGTTGCTGCTTTTGGTTTCATAACCGACCCAGCTCGCCTTTCAGCTGCTCTTTGAATATCTGCAACTGTTTTGTTTTCCTCAAAGTTTTCAATATCTTCTATTATATGCCCTGCCTTCTTTGCCGTAGTAAATACTTTCATACGATCGCTTATAGACTTAATAGCATCAAAGTCATATTTACTTTGATGTTCTGGTTTAATTTTTTTCTTCAATGAATCTTTCATTCCTTTTTGGAAGCCAGCTTTAAAGTTACCTATAATGCTTTCATCCATTTCAGTGTCTTCCATCATACCAATTTTGTCAAGAAGAAAATCACGAGGATCCGTATCAAGTGTCTTAGCATACTTAGCAGCGCCTTTCATGTCACCACGCTTAATCATACTAGCAACTTTCATCATGTCTGTCTTGTCAACGCCGCCACTCTTTTTTGCATAAGCTTCAATACTAGAAGCAATTTTGCTAGAGTCTTGTGCCTCAGACATATCTTCCTTTTCTTTCTTTTCTTTTTTGTTAGTGATAACTACAGACTCTTCATCCTCGTCTTCGTCTTCGTCATTGTTTTTCATTTTCTTTTTGTCGATTTCAATTTCAACGTCTTCTTTTGCCACTGACTTTGAAATTGCTTTACGACGCTTGTGGAGATATTCATCAGATGAGTCCACATCACCGTCATTATCAATGTCCTTGTCTTTACGATCATCAAAATCTTTTTTGACTTCTTTTGGATTAACAGGATCTAACTTCGACTCATTTGTTGACAGCTTTTTCAACTCGTCGGGTGCATACTTAACCATTTTGCCTGAGTCTTGCTTAACTGTATAATACTTACCCGTTTCTGGTTCGTCAAGTTTCGTAACAGTGCCGCTCATTCCTGATGCTTTGCACTTTACCTTATCCCCGACTTTAAAATGTGATTCACCGAGCATGCTCAAATACGATTGAGCAATACCCTTAGTTTTGTCGTCAAATAGCATTTGAGTATACTCCTAAGTTTTTAAAATATTCCGTCAGCAACTGCAAAAGCAGATACTGCAACGGTTATGGTTGCGGACGCTATGATCCAAAAAAATTTATTTAGCGTTTTCAAATCTGATGTATTTTTAGTTGCAGAAATTTCTACAGCATGAAGACGCTCATACGAATTATTTAGGGATAACTTAATATCACGTGTGTCTTCCATAAGTACTGCAATTTTTTCTTCAGCTCGCGCAATTGAAACAACTGCATCTGCTAGTTGGTCAAGTTTTTCTTCAATACGTGTCATACGCTCATCAGATAAAGCCGCATGAGACATATGATGGTCAATCTTTCTTTCAAGATTGTCTAACTGCTGTCTTGTTGTTGATCCTGTTGCCATTTTAACTATCCACCTTTGCTCCTGAACGCCATTGGTAGCATGACCAAAAGCGGGCTTTCCACTTAGGTCCTGGGTTATCGCAACCATGGCGTGCTCTAAAGTTTTTTCTTCGTTCGGGATCGTCTCGTTTGATTTCCATTTCAGGATCACCAAAGTTAACTTTAACTACATTCCCTTTATCATTTTTGACATATACAGAGAATTTTTTAGGACCGCCAGAAGTGCGAAAGGGATCATTTAGTTTGACCTTCTTACCCTGGTATTCGGATTCTTCAACAATCAACTCGTTATACAGTGTACAGTCCTCGCAGACTGCATCAACGTATTCTTTGTTAAACTCTTTAAAATTTTTAATCATTCTTTTACCAACACGTCTTTATCCTTTGCGCCAAGATACGCTGCAACGGCCATCTTTTGGCGTTCTTTTTTGCTTTTACCTTTGAACTGAGGTGCATCAGACTTTTGAAAATCCTTTACATACTCACCAGCACCTTGAGATGGGTCAAGCTTTTCTTGAACGTAACTTTCTTTTTTTGTTAGCGCTGACAGCTTTTTGAATCTATTATTATACTTAGTAGCCGAAGCATTGTCGCCAGATTGTTGAGCCTTCATCATTTTTCCAGCTTCTTCTCCTGCTCGGGAATCTGCATCGCGAGCAGTCAATTGGCGTTTGATGTTTTTCATCACGCCTTCTTTTGCCATTTGAAAAGAAGCATTCTTCATAATGTTTTGGAGACCTGCAACTTGATCTGGGGTAAAGCTGTTGTTTTTATTGTAGAAGTCAACAAGGCCTTTGCCAAACGATTTTGTCTTTTCATTTTTTCCGTTTGCGGCCAAACTTTTTGCTGCACTCAAAACTTCAGAGTTATCCATTTTTGCTTCATTAGTCACTGGAACGCAGTTAGGCACTTCCTTACCACCTTTGCCTTTTTTTGTACCAACCATTTGGTATCCTTTCCAGCAAGGATCCTTACCCTTCATTTGTTTGTTTTCGCCTTCATTCATTATTTTTTTAACATGAGACTGAGCCATTTGCATACCGCCTTTGGTATATGGGTATGACTTAACAACCTTGCCGTTTTTATCCATTACATCGTATGAACCCTTTTCACCAGATCTTGGAGCTGTACCAGAAACATATGGCTTCATTGCTTCGTCAAGATCGGTTGACTCGCCCATCATGCCGGTTCGACGCTTTTCGCCTTCCATGTACGAGTGAAGGCCTTCCATATCGGCGTGAACTTTAGCAAGCTTGATTTGATACCACTCCTCGATAGGAGCACCCATTTCAATGTACTCCATAATTTCTTCAGCGGCGTATTCAATGAAGTGGAGTTTAGTTAGAGCCATTTCTGCCTTTTGTGCTTCTGGATCTTCAAAGGCTTCTTTCATTTTTCTTTTTTGTTGAACTTTAGCTCTTGCTGTTTGAATACCTTTAATACGTTTTTCGTCTTTTTCTGGGTTGTCTGGGTTGCGGCCAAGGGCCTGTGTGGCTTTAGTTCCATAACGCGTCAGCGTACTAACTTTAAGTTCATCAATTTCCTCAGCGTCTTCTTTCATCGTGGTCTTAACAGTAATGTCATCCTGTTTGATTTTGTTAGAATGATCCATCTTAGCATTGAGCTTGTCGCCTTTACGAGCAGGTTGACGAGCAGGCGCAGCGGACGTTTGGCCAGGAGTTGCATTTTTATATTTTGCAACTAAGGACGGAGTACCTTCATCACCTGCTCCGTTCTCTTCATTAACGTTACGAAATTTAAAAAAATCCATTTTACTTGCCTCTTTTAATATATTCAGAAAACGAGCTGAATGATTCAACCTTGGTTTCCGCGTTTTTAGTTTTAGTATCTGTCATGCGAGCACGATCCATCATACGATCGTGCTTTCTTTTATCCATTTCTTTTTCACGCTTGATTCGCTCTTTAGCCACATCAACTACGCTGGTATCTTCTTCAACATTTTTTTCTACAGCCTCGAGCCACTTACGTACCTTTTTGCCGTCATTCATTTCAACAAGTACATAATTTGAACCAAGCATGACAACTTTACCAACTTCATCAGATTCTTTAACAACAACTTCATCGCCGACTTCAAATAGGTTACCCGTAACATATGCTTCACGAGTATCTGATACGGATTCGAGTTGAAGATGCGATCTAAAGTCGTGCGATTCTTTCAGACCCATGCCTTTACGAATATCATTAAAGAGAGCTTTTGCTTCTTTAAATCCAGGAGGCATACCTTTCATAAATCCTTGAAAGTCGTTGTCAGTAGCAAAGGCACGAAGCTTTGATGCAGACATACCAGTTGCGCCATCTGCATCAGGATCTCTTTCACCGGCGGAAATAACATTGACGCCGCCTTCAAAGTTGTAGAATCCGTGGCGCCCTTTTACTCCATTGTATTTGTTTACTAGTGCTTCATATTCTGGTACGCGGTCTGATCCTGCTAATAGGTTGACCTTTGTAAATCCTTCGTCATATAGTTTTGTCAAAAGGTCAAACATGGTTTTGATATTTTTATCAAGAATAATAGCGCGCGCATGACGTGGGAACATCTTACGCATATACTTGACCTTAGAAGTATAATCTAAAGGATTCTTTTTTGAGTCTGTTGATTGTGAAGCATATATTCTGTATGTACCTCCGCGAGCAACTTTGGCTGCAGCATTCATTAGCTTTTCATGGCCAATCGTAGGCGGCTGAAATCGTCCAAAGGTAGTTGTAATTTCCTTCGTTGATTCTGTAATATAATCTGAAAACTTTTTTATTTGCATACTTGATTACCTACTAGAATACGAAGAAGTGGTTTTACCGCGCTTGCGATCCATCTCCATCTTTCTTGCTTTAGGAATCAACCTTTTTGCAATAGCACTAATTGCAGCTCCACGTCGGTTGACCATTTTTTCATATGATCCACGAGCAGAGTACGCTAAGCTTCCTTTTGACTTTCCAGAGGTAACTCGTTTGAACATTGCGCTCCGAGCTGCGCGCCTGGCGCGCTTTTTAAGTACGTCTCTAGATGCAGTTCTTTTTGATGCACGTAAACGACCAAGCTTAAGCCTAGCCTTGTATTTACGCATAGTTTGTTTTTTCTTAAGTCTTGCTGCAGTGGAAATTGATTCATCCACCTCTGACTCTTCTTTTAGTAAGTAGTCTTTAAATGATTTCATATGCTTTCCATTAGGGTTAGGAACCATTTCCCAGCCTATAACAAATATATTTATTCAACTGTTATATTTATTAGTTTTATGTTTTCTGCCATCCTTTCAATATTTCTGGCGAAAAATTAAGATATGAAAACTCTAATCTATCCACAAGTTTAAGCGCACCTCCGCTCAACCTATCAATTGCAACATAACCTTCTACTCCGGTTGTTTTGAATCCATTTGCAGTACGAGCAAACGTAGATAGGTCATTTAGTTTACTTAACTTTTGTATAATAATTATCTTAGCTTCAATCAATGCTTTTTGAAGATCAAACATCAACTTAAGGTTTGCTTTGTTTTGTGGAGAAAAGAACTTAAGAAATTCCTCCATCTTTTGCTGTTGAGCAACCTTGCCTTTTTCTGATTTACGCGATTCAATTTCTTTTTGGTATTTCTTTTTGATATATGCAATGAGACCATCAACGTGTTTTGATGTATTACCAATTGGCGTGTTTGCTCGCACAAATGTATTGTTATATGTTTCAATAGTGGAGGCAAGCTGTGGATTGTTTGAAATTTCACGCAGAGTCGAACCCGCAATCTTTTGAAATATTTTACCTGCACGCGACAGAGCTGCAGTAACTTCTGCAGTATCTTTAGCAGTCAGTGTTGCAGTACCAGATACATCACGAAGCTGAGCATCCTGTACCCATACCGAAGGTGTTGATTTAAATTCTGTTACCTTTACATCGTATGACGGTTTCATTGTTTCAAACGAGCTACCAGTATATCGAGTATGAAACACGATACCCATTTTTGCACGCTTTACTTCTGTTGCAGCTTTAGAGTTTGCAGGTACCGCATACACAATAGTATTTGGTTGAAAGGTAATATACTTTTCACCATTAATCGTTTCTGATTTAAGATCAGATTTAGTATACATCAAGTCACCTTGCACAACACCTTTGATTCCAAGCTTTGGTAATTCCGCAAGGCAAACCTTTAGCTTGTCTGCTAAATCTCCTGATGTGTCTGCATCAATTTCTGCATTTGTTTTATATACCTTAGGGTTTTTATTGAACACGCCTTTTTTAGCAACAAAAAACTCACCGTTTCTTGGATCAGTTCCTGCAAACACAGCAGGTGCGCCGTCCCATTTGACAGTAACATCATATGAGCCTTTTGCATTTCCGGCTAGCATATCACGCAGTGCACGGAGTGCGTTAATTGCTTGCCGCGCTCCATCGACTCCGCCGTAAATAACAGCGTCATCAAGGTGAGTCATGTGTAGATTTTTGCCAGTGCCGACGGCTTCTTCGAGGTACGATTTGAATGATATCATATTGATTATTACCTAAAACAACTAAGGTTAAGTTTTGATTTTATTATATTGACTGACTTTCCGTCAACTGGAGCAATGTTATATTCAGACTTTTGTTTCATACTGAATTGCATTTCAAATGTAAACTGATAATTACCAGAACCTTTATATTGAACTCGAGCTCGGTATGTTGCTTTTGCAGATGAACCAAATCTTGGAACACCTTTGAGCTTAAACGGATTTTTTGTACCTAGTAAATAAAATCCATGAGTACCTACATTTACATAATACGTTTTCTTTTTATTATAGTACTGCTCAATTTTTGTCGCAGATATTTCACCACGAACATCTGGAAATGTATCTCGGTCTCGTTCGTATCTTTCTTGTGAAGTAAGCTTACCTGCAGTCGCTAACCAAAGATCATCCTTATCTCTTTTGTATGGAATTTCTTTCCATTCTTTTTTTAACAAATTAAATAAGCCAACTTCTTTTGCAAGGTCTGCAATAAATTGCTTTTCATCTTCTGTTTCTTTAATTGTTCCAAATGCCCAAGGGTTATTTGTATTTGTTCGATTATATTTCAATACAAGAGAACCCGCCGATGCTGCAGTTATTTTTAATTCACATCCTGCAGTCATACCATTATATTCTAGCATTAAGTCGGGTTGATCTGAACCAGCACCAGCAGGCTTAAAAGATTTTGGAACAAATCCCATAGGCTTGAGTAGCTTAGCTGCATTTTCTTCGTAGAGAAATCCTTGTTGTGCAGCCATTAGCGCACCAATGGCAAAGATCCTGCTGAACTAATTTTAACGCTAGAAATATCCATTCCTAGGAAATTTAATAGTGCAGTAAACATTTTTTCACCAAGTTGTTTGATATATGAAAAAGCTGCTTTGATTCGTTTCATAATTGCATCGTATACTTTTTTCGCAGCATTCTTAGCAGCAGTGGAAACACCTTTAACTTTATCAGCAAGACGATTAAACATTGTAAATTCATCAAGCTGTTCTTGCTTTGATTCAAACAGCATTTGTGTACCAAATTCTGAATTGCTCATTTCATCAATAACAATATCGCTAAACGATTCGGTAAGTCCAGCAAGTTCTTTTTTAGATAGTTGCGAACTTCGTAATGCAAGGAATGGATTTTTGCCAGATGTTTTAAATGAAACATAAAACTTATTCGTTTTAGCCAAAGGCGCTGCATCTTCAACTTTAACAATTTTCATGTTTTTAGTAATTTGCCCTTTATCTGGATCAAACTCAACTAAAACATTTGCAATAGCATCTTTATCTAAAAACTTATGCGTACCAGTTGCAGCCTCAAAACAAAAAGCTGTTTTAAAAAACTCATGTTGAAATAATTTGTTCATATCATTATTGAGTTCTTTTGCATTCAATTGCAATTTATCCATTTCAGCGATAGCATTTTTTTGTTGCTGAGTTAAAGGCTTGTCAGAATTTTTTAGCTTTTCAAGTTCTGTAATTGTAACACCACTTGTTAACTTGCCCATTTTTTCTTGAAGGTTATCAATAAATGATATTAACAATTTTGGTTTTTGTCTACCAACAATTTCAGTTGCAGCTTTAAAAGTTGAAATAGCTTCAGCGACTGCAGCTGACATGAGCTGTGAACCGCCTGCCTTTTTAAGTGATATTTTTTCTTTTGAGTTACCGATGATATCTGTTTTTGGTGTATTGTTTGTACCACCCCATAACGGATTTAATTTAGCGGTATCTGAACCTAATTGTTTTAGATTCGATGATTTAATAATGCGCTTAAATTCTTTTGCAATCTGTTCAGCTTGATCCTTATAATCCGCCCAAAATTTTTCAGCACGATCCCATTCGGGTCCTTCCATTTGATTATTATATGCAACAACGATAAGTGATTCCCAGTCTTCGCCTTTAGGAACCACCTTAGTGCCTTTCATATGATTAAAAATTGAAGGATTATACGAAGGACTTTTATTAGCTACTTTAATTGTTTTACCACTAGGCAATTCAAATGTTTTTTCATATTCACCTGAACCAAAATCAGGTAGCCCATTTTTGTTTTTTACAACAGTAATTACGTCCCCCTTTTTTAATTCTTTAGCAAATGCAGGAGACGACTTAACCATAAACTTGTGACCTTCTCCATACTTAGGATCTAGTATTGAAGCTTCAGCCAAAAAGTTATTTGATTCATGCAAATATGTTTTAAAAGATTTCATACCAGATAAACTCTATAAGTTAATTTGGTATTATTTATATCTTTTTTGGTTTGTAAAAAACGTGTTGGCCGATTTCATGCACTTGTATTTTATGGTTAGCCCAACGTGGTTTTTTGTTCATCCAGCTGGCATGATAGTATAATGAATTATGAAGATTCAGCAACCGAAGGCCATCAACAAAGGCTGCAGCTGCACGCTTACTTTCTTCCCATAGCGAACCCTTTGGTTTTTGCCTATTCCTTTGTTTAGTCCATGAAAACTGATGTGGTGAATATACAACTTTACATATAGTACTGCCCCACCGTTTTGTTTTGAGGCGGTTTAATGTCACTTGAGCAACTGCTATTTTACCAGCATACTCCTCAATGCCGGCTTCATAAAAAATGTTATGCTCCAGACAACGCATGTCAGCCTTAGACAATTTTAAAGAGTCACCATTATTATAAAACACAACTTCATTTTCTAAGGACTTTGCTGGTAGAAGCGATAGGTCAATCTTATTGACTTCTGGTTTATATTCAAGAGGATGAACGTCAAAATATGCAGCAGAAACAACCAAAGCGGTGGCGGTGGTACCAAAAAAGTTTGCAAGTAAAGTAAACACGATTAACCGTTCTCCTTCATATACTTTTTGTATAGAGATTCTTGTAGACGATATGCCTGGCGTTCCCATGGCTGTTTTGAGTAACTCGTTTTGCTGTGATCCTTACCTTTCCATAGCGTTTTACATTTACCGCGAGAACGGTCAATCAACTCACCTTTGGCATATTGCTTTACATGAATGAGCTCATGAATAACGGTTTTAATAATATCCTCATCATTCATTTTACCATTAATGCCAACCTCAAATTCACGTGGACGATACGTTCCGAATGTGCAGCATATACCGTCAATACCGCAATCAGTACCTAATGCGCGACTGATAACAAAGTCCACATTTAATGTTTTGTATTTGTCAAAATACATTGGGCGTAAGAAGTCAACGACAGACTGAATCAGCCTACGTTGTTTTTTGTTGCCACCTTCAATGTTAACTTCCATAGGTATCCTTTATGCTTAGCGCAATTTATAATTATATCACAGTTTTCAATATGTGGTGTTGTATTTTTACAACAAATTAAGGACATTTTAAAGGATTTTTATATCAAACCAATGGTACAATACAGCTGGAGGTCTACAAATCCTGTAGAGGGCCCATAAACCTCCCGTATTTTAGGCGCAGAGTACGTATTCTGCCAGACCCTTCCAGTCAGCTTCACCAGCTGAACGAATTTTAGTAACTGACATTAGCGTACGGAGTGAAATTTCCTTTGCGGAATCCTTAAGCTCGCGAATCAATTCCAGAGCATCAGTTTTGCATGAGTCATCAAACTCGGGCATGAACTCAGGTGATTTAGCAATGAACGCCATACGATCAATTTTCTGATCATCGGTCATTGTCAAATCAATCATCATTGAGCGACTACGAATAGCCTGGTCAATACGAGACTGATCAAGGTTCGAAATGAAGATAATACGACCAGTAAACTCAAAAGAACGTGGAAGATCTTCATCACGAAAATCTGCACGCCATGAGATAATACGACGACCATTAGAGTCAAGAGCACCTTTGAGCAGGTTAAGTGCAGTTGCATCCTTAAGAACGTCATCGCAGTCATCAAACACAATAACCGAGTTGTTCAGCTCAAACAGGGTACGATACAAACCTTTGGGAGTCGAGTAACCTTTAACCATTGTGTAGGTTTTGGTCTTGTTAATGACTGCTCCAGCTTGAAAGTCAGCCAAGTTTGACAGGTCAGTGTATCCTGCAGCTTCAAGGGTTTTCTGAACAGTGTAGGTCTTACCTAGACCACCCTGACCAGTGATGATAGCCGAAGCTTGTACACCAGATGAAACCATTTTAACAAGCTGCTCCACAAAACCGAACCGCTTGTTGATGTCAAACTTAGTTGCAACTGACTCTTCGACTTTACCTGCAGCCATGTCCATGATGGTTTGAAAGGAAGCCTTAGTACCAGTCAACTTGCGGTACATGTATTCGATGTATGCAGGCTTACCAGAAGAAAAGCTCTTGCCGTTAATTTTGCATGCATATTTACCAGTTGACTTGTTCAAGTTGATGGTAATATCGGCTGACTTGCTCATAATGTAAAACTCCGTTCAATCAATCAATATAGTTATTGTATTTGCTATTTGCAAATCTGTCAACAAAAAAATGATGCTGTTGCACAAATACAACAGGATTTTTGTTGTAAATTTGCAACAGCATTTTTGTTGTATTTTTACAACAGTTTACTGATGTGTATATTGTTCAATCAAAGGGAATATTTCAGCAATAACCTTAGCGCATGCTCGTGCAATTTCCATATGCTCTTTTTGAGTACCGTTTGATGATCGGAGTTCACAGTAATGCACCCATGATCGCAGTGTACCATTAACGTACATCCGGGATACGGTATTACCCTCTGGAAGAATTGCACGGGCCTGTTCTTTTGCAATACCATCAGACATGAGTTCCTCAGATGGTTTTGAATAGCTTATCAATTTTACTTTCATTTGTTTTCCTATGCTGCTAGAGCTCTGGCCATATAGCCAAGTTCTTCTTCCGTTAAGTAATATGTATTTTTAGTTTTCACTTTATCGCATTCCTGTGTAAAAACGATTTCATAGAGATCATCTGGTTTATCACATTTGGTTTTGGTAAAGCTTAGCTTACAATCTTTTTGATTTTTGACAATGATCATAATTTGATTACTAGTCATCCTTAAATTCTCCATAACACATCACCCAGTTTTCTACGCAATCATTTGCATAATCCTCAGTTACATCAACAAGTTTACGTGAATGAATAAGCTCATCATTTTTGTACATATCAATTATTTGATCTTTTGTCATTTTACTTTTATAAACCATTGCATGTCTGTTAGTTTGAGCATTCATAAACTCGCTCATAAGTTCATAGCCTTCCATGTGTGTATGCATGATCGTATAGCTACCATCAAGATTATCGACCCACTTTATCGTATCGCCTTCTTTAAACCCAGATGCTTCAAGGATTTCATTGTTCAATTCAATAAAGCACTCACCATTACCGTCCTGGGTAACATCAAGTTTCCATTGTTTGTTTGTCATACCTTAAATCCTTCAAAGTTTTTACCCTCAGACTTCATTCTCGCCCCAGACTGAGACTGATCAAATACAGGTACATCTTTTACTAATGTCTGTGCAGACTGTTCAACATCATATAACTTCATCTTTGCTCTATCAACTCCAACAATAAATCGTTTATTATTAGTAGGATCATTATAACGATTCTTAAGTTGCTTGACCATAATTTGTCCTAGCTTTTCAAGTTCTTCAGTTGATACAAGCGCAAACATAAGATCGGCTGTTGCTGGTAAGCCAAAGGATTCTGAAGTATCCTCAAGTCCTACATCGGTATTTGAATTGTGTGTTAATATGTTATTAGCATAAAATAGGTGATTTCCACTTACTTCAATATCAATGAGGTCTCTCATACCAACTTCTTCAATAGAAACTATTTCGTCAATCATTTATTGCCTCTTTAATTAAAATATTCAAAGTACGATGCACTTTTTTAAAGTCATTCCTTCGCATATAAGCAAGCAGTGACTTATATGTTGTTTCATTCAAGTCATACTGTTTAATTATATCATATTTAGTGAAATATGTAAATAGCAAATTTCCGGTTTCATCGAATATATCCCATAGTTTAGCAGTGCTATTTGTACCCCCGTTTGCAAAATGCTTTTTACGTGCTTCAGAAACCTTATCCTTAGCTTCGTTGGTATGAGTCCATCCAGCTTCTCTACCAACAATGCCTTTACGGTTTTGGCTAATCTTCTTTTTAGATTCTTCAGTATGATTCTTATTAAACATTCCGTTCTTTTTACCTTGCACGCCGTTACTAATATTGGCCTTATGATTTTCTGTTATAGACCTATCTTTTAAAGGAGATCCTCCACGTCTAATATAAGATTCCTTTAAAGATTTAGATAAACACATTGATTGCTCTTCATTATATTTCCAACCTACACCAGTCTTACCGCCTTTCCTACCAGCTTCAGAAGCACCTTGTACAAATTTTCCATTTAAACATCTTATATCCCCTTGAGCATGATGTATATTCCAGTGCTCTTGCGGAGTGCAAACTAAAAGGTTATCTGGGTTGTTATTATGGGAATCCCCATCAATATGGTGCACGTGCATCCCAGGAAGAATACAAGCATTATGATGGGCTTCCCATATTTTGCGGTAATTCATTTTAGTTCTCGCCATTGGTTTGATTCCTTGTTTGTCATGTATTATTATTTATACAAAATATAACTTCCAAACCAACGTTTAAGGAACTATTTTACAATTAGTTTATCACCAACCCGCATACCCTTTGCAATAGACTTTTCAGATCCATCTTCCGTTGGAAATAAATGTTCGGCCGAACAATATATCGTTTTACCTGATTTAGTCTTAACCTCATATGTTCTTTTGTATTCTGTGGGAAATATTGTTTTGACCGTATTAAACCCATCATTAGACAAAAGCTTATCTCTAACGGTAACGTCTTTTAGGAATTTCTTGCCTTCATTCGAAATAACTTCAGTGTAAGGATCTAGACAGAATCCGCTTCGAGTAGTTTGTGTTGCTGAAAATATAGGAACATCAAACTCTACGGCCAATCCACGGATTTCTTCTGCAATTGATTTGATATATGAATATGTATTGATTGAACCGCCCAACCCTTTCATTCGGGAAGAAGAGCAAATATTCAAGTAATCAATAAAAATAATATCAGGAGCAAAGTTTTTCTTAAGCTTCAGTTCGTTCAACAATGCACGAAAGTGACCGACGTGAGCAGAACCAGTAGGATATTCTTTAATGATTAGCTTACCTATATTTTTCTTTGCAATCTTTGCAATCTTTGAATCAAACATATCTTTGCCAAGTGTTTCAAGTTGGTCAATAGGAATATTCATTAAGTTTGCATCAATACGTTCTGCAATACGTTCTTCGGCCATTTCCATCGTAATGTATAAAACGTTTTTGTGTTGTGTTAGTGCCGAAGCTGCAACGTGACACATGAACAAACTTTTTCCGACCCCAGTACCAGCCAAAGCAATATTGAGTGTTTTGCGTGGTACTCCACCCTTTGTGATTTCATTAAAGTAATCAAGATCAAATGGAATACGATCCTCATGACGATGGTAAAACTCATATCGTGAATCTGCATCGTTGATGTAATCGTGACCAACCGATGCATCAAACGTAACCGATAGTGCGTCTGACAACAAGTCAGGTAACGAGTTCTTTGACAGCGTTTTATGCTTGCCATCAATAATAGAAATTGATTCCATAATGGCAAGGTAAATAGCACGATCTTGACACCACTTTTCCGTATTGTTGACTAACCAGTCCATGTTAGTTTCAACTGGAGATTGTATTTCGCTTAATACGGTATCAGCTTCAGCAATTGCATTTGATGGTATATCCTCCGCTGATGATATTTCAATGCTAAGTGCTTCTGCATTCGGCAACTTGTTATACTTAGTAACAAAGGCCACGATCTGATCAAAGAGTACTCGGTGTGGTCCTTCAAAGTATTCCTTCTTTAAAAAGGGAATGACTTTACGAGTATACTCTTCATTGTTTATCAGATTCCTCAGAATTGTCGTTTGAATCTTTGGCTCCAATTCGGTATTCTCCTTTGTCTAAAGCATCAGTAATAATGTGTTGTAATACGTCACCAATATAATTCTTAAAGCCTTCATCTTCATTTAGCATATCAACTTCTAGTGGAGATTCGATGATATTGTAGCTGAACTGCAGATGCGCTTCATCCTTATCTTCGTCTACCTGAACCGACAAATTTCCATACTGAAATACCGTACCGTCCCATTCATTTTCGCCAGTAAGCATAACATATGAAGTTTCTGCCGAATCCTTTTCAACAAACTTATAGTCTTTTTCAGTTATCATTATCAAAATCCTCCGTTAAAGACATTGATTTTCTTAGTTCATTCCAGGCTTGTTGACTCCAATGTTGAACTTCTGATGCTTTAGAGCTTAGGATAACACTAAGAGGAACTATCTTTGTAACAGAAAGTATTTCAGGTGTATTTTCTATCTCTAAAGTAATTTTTAAAAATTTATTAATTTCCGTCATCAGGTTCACCTTCCTCTTCTGCTTCAGACAACATAGACCTATGACCAATGCTAAACTTGTTAGTAATATATTCAGCAAAGTCAGTACTGTCAAAAATAGGTTTCCAAAACTCGCCTTTCAGCGTGTCCTTTTCCCGAACCTTTGGCTGGATAAGTTCCCCCGTGTCACGATCAATCCGACAATACCAACCATTAGAAGGCTTACCAACATAACCGCCTTCAAGGGCAACTTCCAACAATCCTGAATACTTTTCGATTCCACCGTTCCAAGAAACGGCAATGGGTATTTTCGATTTTTCTTTGACAAAGCGAGATTTCTCCACATTAATAATAAAATCATATCCCGTAACTTCAGTGCCTGTCTTTTCCTGCCGGCGGCCAAGAATCCAAATGTTATCTGCAGAGTACGTGATACCCGTACCGCCAGATACAATAGCCTTAGGGAAAAGACCGATTTCTTGATAGGTGTGATTAACTGCAATCATAGAAATATTTTTCATTGACAGGTATGGAGTTACCATACGGAAAAGACCCTTCAGCGCTTTTGCGCGAGACATATCTGCAACAGACTTTTCGTTAATTGCGTCTTCGAGTTCTTTCTTTGAAGCAAGGTTGCCGACTGAATCAATAACAATGATTACCTTTTCACCGCGCTCAATTGCTTCAAGTTGATTGACTACATCAAACTTTAGTTTTTCAACATCAGTAATCGGTGTATGAAGTACACGACTGGTATCAATGCCAAACGATTCAAAGTATGACTGTGGTGAACCAAACTCTGAATCATAAAACAAAAGGACAGCATCTTTATGAGTATTAAGATATGCAGCGGCCATAAGTAATGCAAAGGAAGTCTTGAAGTGTTTTGACGGACCTGCCAAAACAGTAAGACCAGATGTGAGTCCGCCGTTCATTGAACCAGACAGTGCCACATTGATCATAGGCACCTCGGTCGGTACCTGATCCTTTTCGGAAAAGAACTTCGATTCACCAAGGATTTCCGTTTCCTTGATCTTTGAGTTCTTTTTAAGTTTATCCATCAATCCCATCAATAGTTACTCCCATTAAGTAATTCTTTTAATATCGTATTACTATTATACAACATTTTAACCTTTATGTAAACTAAAAAATTCATCTAGTGACTGAGCTCCTAAACCGTCATCAACAACTTCATGCTTCATTGCTGCATTGCTTTGCTTAACATAGGTTGCATCAATTATATCGCATTCGCCATTAAAGTAATCAATTACATTTGACATCATGTCACTAGCAGTCGTAACTGGCACGTTTTGGCAAATATGATTTACGCTATTTTCGGGTCTGTCTCCTAGGAGATTAAAATCCTCTGGCATCTTCATAATTCTTAAACAGTCTCTAATTGAAAGATACCGACCAGTATAAGGATTAATCATTTCTGAAGGAAGAGCACCAATCAATGAAGGGATTTCACCTTTGGGCATTGTTACTCCATGCGCCCAGTAGCCCTTTCCATCATCAAGCTTTTGTTGCATTGCTCTCGCGCGCTTTCCAAATTTATCATCAAACCCTTGAGCATCCATCCAGTCGGCCACTTCATTCAAGTTATCAGAAATTTTGTCCGATGTTACAATACAATTGGTCGACTTTTCTAGCTTATCATGGTATTCTTTTAGTGTACTTGCGCCTGCCTTATGCATGCAATATGCAACCCAAGGATTGTCGACTGGATTTTTTTTATTGACACAAATGTTCATAGGATCATCAGCCAACGTTGTCATTTGCAATATTTCATCTGCTGGTTGCATTGCACGTCTAAAGTATTTGAATAATGGAACTTGTTCGCCTTTTGTGAAAAAATAAAATGTACGTGGACGCTTTTGAGCCAACCCGTGCAGTCTTGATTCTGTGTAATACAGATTTAGAGTATAACCATTTTCACGGCCAATGTTGTATAAACGATCTGCAACTTTTTTGCCTGCATTAGTAAATAACCGAGGTGCATTTTCTCCCCAAAACATTTTTGGTTTAATTGTACCCAAAACATATTCTGCAGTAGTATACATCCATTCATTCATTTCGGATTCGGCAGATGATGTAACCGACAAGGATGACAAACCTGCGCAGGGACAAACCGTGTTGACAACATCAACTGACAAAGTAGGCACATATGATTCGTTGCCTTCGACATCAAGAAACGTATAATCGCCTTTCCATCCATATTTTTCACGAAGGTGTGAAATAAAGTGAGCATCATTTTTTGCAAATGGAGTATACGATAGGATGTATTCTGGCAACTGATTGTTCATTGCGCCCATGATGCCGAAGTTTTCTCCACCAATCAAAGGTACGATTGATGCATATGTGATATTACTGTTCATTGTTTAGTGTTTCCTTTAATGTGTTTATAACTAAGTCATTCATGAATGTACCGTCATAGTATTCCTGCTTTATCATGTTGTCAAGGTTTTGACGAAGAGTGTCGTATGCCTCAGGATTATTTTCGAGGAATTCAATTTTCTTAAAGAGATCTTTTGAATCTTTGACTCGTAAAAACTCTGGACACTTAAGATTATTTTGCTCATCATATGCCGGATGCAAAAACGGAATAATACCATAATGAGTCATTTCCCAAAACTTAGCCGTTACCCATCCCTTCTTAATTGGAATACAAAAGGTGTACTTTACACGAGGTAACATATCTTGAAGATCATTGAATTTCTTTGGGCCTTTGAATCTGCTATCACTATTTACAATCTCATCAGACCACTTTCCATAAATGTCGACATCATCAACATGGTCAAGAATATACTTCTTAAGATCATTGTAACGAGAAGGACGACCTTCATTACATACGATCATAAACTTAATATCTTTAGCGCCGTCTACTAGTTCTGGCGTATCATCAAAAAACGAGTCAAGAGTACTAGGAGCTTCTGCAATTGCTTTACCACGCTCCTTACCAATCAAAAAAATCGTTTCAACAGATTTGTACTCTGAGTTAACCTTTACAATATCTGTTGTAGGATCATCGTATTCTTTCGTAGTGCGATGCTCAATCTTTTCATTATATTGCGAAAGAACAACCGCAGGACGGTGAAACATATCACGCATATTTGCAGGAAAGAACCTAGGGTCATTAAGTATCATAACCCATGGCATATCTCTATTACTATTGAGGTAATCAATCACTGGTCCAGAATACTTGGCTAACATTTCAATTGGAGATGCTAGCGTGCTTGGATCATTCATAAGACGCGATTTGCCTAATACATTAGATGTACCAGTCGGACCTGCAAACAATAAACCTATATCAATTTTTGGTGCAGTTGCTGCCCATTCTTCTAGGTAATATTGGCGTTTGTACTTATCTTCGAGTTTTTGATTATTTTGTCGCCAGTCATCAAAGTGCTTCCAAACATCAATCACATTTCCATGTTTATTGATGCGCTCACGATCTTTGCGATCAAGCCTTGAATAATCAGAGATACCTACGAGGTAAAATGTTATGTCTGGATTTTTATGAAAAAGGTTTTCATAAAAGATAGGTGCCTCATTGTCTCCACCGATAGCACCCCACTGATTCGAGTTGAATAGGATTGACTTACCTATCTTCCCGCATGCAATTGACTTCATAATCTGCCCATTTATAAAATTCATTTAAACTCATTGCTTTATCATCAACATACCATGTACTTGAATATGGCTTACCAAAATGTAATTCATCATATGGTACATTATATTGTTTTAGCCAATCAATTGTAATCTTACCAATGTCGGCAACTATTTTATCTATATCACCAGAATGCGTGACCATTCGCCGAGCCGAGCAAATCGTAATATGATATCCAGCTTCCTTTAGCGACCGCATCAGGTGAATAATTTTGGTGTTTGGTTTGGCGAGTGCATACTTTGCAATACTATGCATTTCGGTATGGTTTGGATAACAAATAGTATCATCAAGATCGAAAACAATTGATTTCATAATTGGCTCTTAACATAAGCAGCAAATCTTTGCTGACGAGGAGGATCTTCGTAATGAAGAGGAATGCAGGTGGCAAGTAAAACGAGTCCACCGTCAATGATTTCTTTTTTGGGAAGTTTATACTTGTCTAGCATTTTAATAAAAACATGCCTTACAACTTCATTAGGCAATATGCCTGCAACCATCGCATTGTAGCCATGATACAGATCATGTGCCAGTTTAGCAAAGTCATAAATGTCATCGCCATACGTACCAGAAAAATCACCGTACTTACCACGAGGATCAATAAGCTTTATCTTATCGGTTTGTTGATCATATAAGATATTACCAAAGTGTAAATCGCCGTGCATTGTTTGAGTAGGCTTGCTCATACGACATATATTTTTTGCCTTAGCAACTATGATATTTTTATCATAGCCACAAAATAGAGCTGAACGTGGGTCTATTCGATCCTTTGTCTTTTTGACCCACATATCGGTTGAAGAATATGAAAACGCGTCAATAAACTCTACTGAATCGGCTGGTTGATTAAAGTACTTCAGCTTGATGCGAAACACTTTATCAATAATATATTCCCATGTCGATGTGGTTAAATTTTCATAAAGCATAAGATCAGATAACAGCGTACCAGACTCGTATGACATAATTAAATCTGTATTGTGTGGGAGTACACGAGGCACAAACATTTGCTGTTCAGGAGTCAAATTGCTGTACCATGCCTTTTCGTTTTTGATTGTTTCAATCGAATGATCACTATGAAAATCTGGACGCTTATGAATTACACCCAAATCCTGATCATAATCCATAGAGTGAAATGCACGTGCTTTATATTTTAACAACTCTGCGCAAGTTTTATAATACGTAGGGAGATCTCCTATGTCATACCACTTATCGGTCATTACACAATTGAATCGAGTTGATCCGTATTCATTCAATGCCGTAGAAATATCATATGCATTTGGATTTACATTGAACGAATCGAGAGCATCCTTGCCGTTTGAAAATGAATACAAACCTACAAGAGCAACGCTGTTATTTACGCGATGATCTGGTTTATCATAAAACTCTTTGCTGTCCCACATACACCAATTGTGATGGTCATCTACTTCTTTACATAAAAGAAAATTCGTACCTAGCTTAAGGGTTTCTTCAAGAATAATTGCATCGCCCAGCCACACAACTAACGGAAGTGAAGGATTAGTCAATTGTGCTATACCAATACGAATTGCATCCTTAGGACCATTGAGCGTCTTTTGCTTTGCAAACTTTACATTCGGATGTTTAATTTTGCAATATTCTCGTATGTCATCATACTTACCATCAACAACAACTACCTCAGCAACTTCAGTTAACTTATTTGCTTGCTCTAGGATATAATCAATACAAGGTTTACCGTTCACGCGGACCATTGCTTTTGATGTATACGAAGAAAGCGGCCTTAGCCGCGTTGCAGAACCTGCTGCAGGAATAACTAAGTTAATCATATGATAACCTCAATACAAAAATATATTATACCACAATTCAGATCAAATGTAAACCAATACCGACTTCACTAAAAAATTCTCTAGTTACCTGAAACGATTCAATCCACTTAGGTGGTACTTCTTCTGCACAACACCAATAGACTGTACTTATACCTACCTGAATAATACCTTTGGCACATTCAGAACAAGGAGGAAGACCCCAGACATATAATGATGCACCGTCAAGAGATACGCCATTATATGTTGCATTGTATATACAATTCATTTCAGCATGAACAACATACTTATATTTGAGTTCGCGATTACTATATCTTTCAGCAGTATCAAACATACCACGTGGGAATCCGTTGTAGCCAGTCGCCAGTACCTGTCCCTTTGATGATACGGCAACGGCTCCAATCTTACGTGACGGATCCTTAGACCAAAAAGATATTTCCTTAGCAAGGCTAATATACTTTTTATTCCAAGAATCCGTCATTTACTTAGGCTCCGAAAAAGCCGACTTTTGCAGCCTGCGCAACCATTGCTTTTGATGGCGTACCCAAACGATAGCGAGTAACTGCGCTGCCATCCTTAAGCTTTGATGGATTTGCATAAATGCAGTTACCTTCAGTACGCAACTTGTATACCATTGCAGATGGATTTGCAATACCAAACATGCGCTTGATTTGATTAGGTGTTGCAGTATTACCAGATTGCAGGAAGTTGAGCAAACGTTGTGCTTTAGTCATTTTTAAATCTCCAAAAATATCCGTCATCATTTCAAAAAAAGATTAGTAGCGACGGTAATACCACTAATCCCATAGTGACGAATAGTACTTCCCAAATAATTTAAAGCCATTGTCAATACGTTTTTGGTATGCCTTAAGGCCTTTGCGATCAACCTTAAAGGTATCATTAGGACCCGTGCGCATTTCAAACAATTCAGCTTCATCTTCAGGTACTTCGTTACCATCCTTATCAACTGGTACTGTGTATGTATCATGTTCACCTGAATAAAACTGATCTTCCCAAGAGTCATCAAGACGAGATTCAAAAGCAAAGATCATTTCGTCCATGACCCATTCCCAACGCTCAAAAAAGTTAGGATCAGTAGTGCCATCTTCCTTGAATTTTTCAATGTCTTCTGGCGTAGGACGAAGTTCTTTAGGTACATCCTTAAGATCAATCATTGGAGCGCCTTGCTTTTTTTCTTTCAACAGCTTTAGCATTGGCACAACAATATGAGCAAGTGTAGTATCCATACTCCATACATCGTAATCGTGAATGACAACCTTTACGGTTTGTTTTTTGTGAACCAAACGAATGATTGGATTGATTGTCAAGTTATAAATGGTTTGAATAAAGTCATCGAGCTTTTCAATAAAGTTATCCATTTTTGTAAAATCTTTTTGACGCATTGTGTAACCAGCAACACCGTACTTACGCCGAATCCAATGACTGTGTAACCAACAAGTAAAGTGACGCGGGTACTTACCAATTTTAACTTTCATAATTATTCTCCTAGATAAGCGCCTTCGGCCATATCACAAATTCTATCAAACGGATCACGATGAATAGCTGGATGATCTGGCAAAGCATACCAAAAATCATTCCAAAATGTACAGATATGTTCAGGGCTATCAAAATTTAAATCAAAACTGTCTTTGATATATTCAAAGGCACTGACATAATAGTCATATTCATAAATTGCTTGCACTAACTTTTTATGCTCCTCAACAAGATTACTTTCAGTCAACATTTGATTACTCCTTACATTTTTCAATATACAATAAGATGCAAGTACGGGCATAAACATTGTTGAATATTGCAATTGCATCTTGCAGAGTGTTTGCCTTAAGAATCATTGTCCTAGGATCGTTATCTTCATGGCAAAAATGATAGTGTGCTACAAATTTCTTCATGATTTCCAAGTGTCATAAAGGAGTTTAAAATGGCGTTGGTACATGTGTAAATTCTGTACCTGCCAATATATATTTCCTGGCTCTAGTTCATCAAAAATGTTCCAATCAAGATACTCATTGACAACTTCATTGAGCAAATACTTTTGCCAAGCATAGTCATTTTTGTAACCGAATACAACATCATTGCTGCGCATTTGTACAACGCAATGCAGTTTATTATTACGGATGTAATAGGTAACGGCATTAGTGCAAATAAAATCATTCTTACCTTGTTCACAATACTCTGTCCAAATAGATGGGCGAGTATAAACCATAGTAGCACGGCGTGAAAATGGATTATTATCTAGTTCTTGTACGACATTGGTAAACTGATTGTGAAACCGCTCAGCATGCACAAGATAACCATAATTCGAGTTAATTTCACCATTCTTATTAGCAGTCATTTGCCATGCAGCAGGAGGAGCCTTTTCACCTTTGTAAATGTCATTGATGTTTGTTGACATTGACTTGTACCATTCAATTTCAGCAGCAATGTATTCCTCATTAGGAGTACCGAAAATAGCTGGTTCATCTGCAAGAAACGATGCACCAAGGATTTCAATCATTTTCTGACCAGAGCGATCTATTACAAATTCTTGATCTTCAAACTCTTGTTTAAACTGAGCGCGAATATTCTTAACCGTCAACATCAGTGGTCTCCTTAGGGCGATTCACAAAGTCACGGTCTTCAGATTGACCCTCCATCTTACCACGTGAATATGAAACAAAAAACGATAGGTAATTGATTGCGTCTTTAGCGGAGTCTTCAAGAGATTCAAAGTTTGGCTGCTCACCAGACTCCATAGACTCCATCACGGAATAAATTCGTGTAATTTTTTGATGCACCATATCAAGAATAGTAGCACAGCCACGAGGATAGTGATCCGCCTGACGAATACGCGACTTTTCATTTTGATAATCCTTTGACTTACGATCCTGAAGTTCAGCACATTCTTGTAGTACCTTGATTGATTCTTTCATGTTATTCCTTACCATGCAATTGGATGTACAACTTCGCATTGACCGATATAAAACACTCGTGAATTGCTAAGCATACGAGCTGTACGAGTGCTCTGCTTAACATAATCGTTACCATTCATGCGAAACAACTTACCTACTTGAATTTCATTAAATTCTTTGGAATACATCTTACATGCTCCAATATGTTTCTGAAGACGGTGAGCAATAGTACGGAGTATCATACCGCTCACTGAACTTTTCACCAGTCATAGCATTTGTCTTTTCAACAAAGCTTTTCTTAGCAAAAATCATAAACCCCTTTTTAGCAGGAAACTTTTCATACAATCCTTCTATCATAAAGTCAACCTCAGAAGGATCGAGTTCAACATCAACCTTATGAAGGAGCTTTTGCTTATTATCTTTAATGCGGTTGTCAACTTTGTAGAACTCGAATGTGTAGGTAGTTATAGCAGTCATAATATAGTACTCCGTTTAATCAATCAATATATCTATTGTAACTGATATCTGCTGAGCTGTCAACAACTTTTTTGCGGTTGTTGCACAAATACAACAAAAAACTGTTGCATATATGCAACTATATGTTTTTATAGGCAAATTCAATGGCTCTATCCGCCTCTACGTTCAAACTACGGTTTTGATACTTGTTTGACGTTTCCATGTCAAGCTCACGAATCAGGCTTGCAATTTCACCTGCACTGATAGGGTATTCACTGCGGATTGCGTTCACTGCAATTGAAGTCATGATGCGATATATCATTGCATATCGACCAGTACCATCAATGTTTGCGATCGAGGAATATTCCTTAATCAGATTTGAATTAACAAAGGGACAATCACGATACGATGACCACTGATATTTTTTAGCGCTTGAACTTAACTGCTCTGCACGATACTTTACAATTTCTTTTTGTATATTTTCTGGAAAACGGTCAATGAAATTTGCACCTGAGTTTCTTTCTGCATACGGATGCTCAGACATCAAGCGGTCAGGATCAATAAACAAATCAACGTTGTTAGTGAAGATAAAATTGTTAGCACCAGCGTAACTAGCTGGGACGTAATACATCCTAGACAGGTCTTTAGTTTGCTCATCACCAAGTTGACCGAAGTGTTTGTTGAGTGCAAACCAGAAGTGCCTGATGTTGTCAGAAGGTACGTGTCGTTTAATTGGGAAGACAACTCTGAATTTAGGATGTTCATTCGTACTAGAAGCAGTAGAGTAGCAAACGAAGTAGAAAGCGCCAAAGCGAGTAATAAGTTCATCCTGTAGGTTACCTTTAAAGTCGTGATCATCAATGTCTAGCGCAGCCCATCCTGCCCATGCTGTTACGTTTCTATTTGCACGAGTTGTATTGTCTTTATATATGGCTGGGGAAATGAGTTGTGCATCTTTTTTCTTTTTGAGTTCAATCTTAGACAAATCATACAGCAGTTTTTCAAACTGTTTCCAATTTGAAAAGTCCATCCGCTTGTTGGTTTTATTGTCGTAAATACTTTTAAAGATTGTCAGAGCGTACATCCCATATCCTTGTCAAAAGTCCATGGTTTGATTTATGTGAAGGCGCAGTCCATCCGTCAGGTTTAACCAAATCAGGTAGTCCTAATGGATTAGGTCTTGATTCTTTGGCACCGATTTCCTTTTCCATGTTTGCACGAAGTACTTCTTTCCATGCCGTATGCGCATCAATTCCAAATGCATCAAGCGTACCAATTGCAACAACACAAAGGTCAATGAGTCCATCAACAACCTCTTCAGCATCTTGATGTTCAACTGCCTCTTTTGTTTCTCTAAGTTCTTCATTTAAAAATGCTATACGAAACTTCAAGAATTCTTCAAGAATATAAAAGTCACCTTGAGCAATTTTTTTGTTTACCCATTCTATGACACCATACTTGTCATGCATTTCTTCAATATCACTAACCCAATCATAATTATTCATAGTCATTATTACCTTTATTTTTTAATGAGTTAACATAATCATTTCCTGCGTCTGTTGGTTCTGCCATAATCATATCAGCCATATCTTCTCCATACGAAAATATATCAAAGTATGCAGTTACCAACCCCTGACGATGAAGTACTGTAGTCGATATAAAAATAATCGTAGCAGTAACATTACCGTTTAGTTCTTCTTCTGTTATTGCAGATGTACCTTCTGCTGCAGACAACATCATTGTAAGTAATACTAGTTCAGGCATGGCTGCGTCAGGATCTGATGCAAGCTCACGAAGACCATTAAGTTCATCATCACTCAGGTTAGCAAAAAACTTTCCAACGGTTTGCATTGGTTTGTCTTTTAATTTTGCAGCAAGAATACGTATTGCATATGGAAGGCTACTGTCATCAATAATCCTATCATAATTAATTCGATATACACCTAAGTCCATAATATTCTCCTGTTTTCAATATTATAACACAGTTCGGTCTTCATGTAAATAGACCAAATCAGATGTATTTTCAAAATCAACAATTTCACAAATTGAGTTCATTATTGCATTGTAAATTTCACCTTTGATTAAGGCTTCACTAGGATTATCGGTATGCTTATATGCACGCTGATAGCCATAATTGATTCCTTCATCAACGGCACGCTCGATTAATTGATATGCTTTAAATTTCATAATATTTCCTTATCCAAAAAAATCTTCTAGGCTCACACTTTCCTCTGCTTTCCAGCCTACGGCATCAAGGATTGGTAGAATAGGATCGAGAAAGGTTTTTTCAAACTGAAGATCATAGTTAATGTATTTATGTAACTGAAGCTCGGGCGGTAGGTAATCAGGAAAAGAAACAACGTTTTCACGAATCGGATTTGGAGTCTTGAGGTAACAAAACTTGATCTTATCGCCAGACCGAATTCCTTGGTATCTTTTATCCAGTGCCTTGTCCTTGATGCTTTTGTTATATAACAGTGCACCTCTTACATGAATCGGTGTACCTTTTTTATATATTGATGCAGAATCTTTCCATTTGTCAAGATTGTTCACTCCCCGCGGAAACGAAATTTCTTCGGGCGATAATGACGTGAAGTATTGTTTAAAAGATTGAATAGCTTTTTGAGTTTTAGTTTCCGAACCGGAGATGATGACCTTGAAGAGCTCCTTAAGAGCCTCGCGGCACTAGAGGATTTAATTGCCTCAATCCCCATGATTTTGAGTTTAGGCTCCGCATATCTTACTCCCTCGTTATCAAACACGTTCAATATATATCGCTTTTTAGCGGTCCATATACCACAGTATCTTCAAACGTTTCAGAGCAAATTGTATTAAGAAAGTCGACTGGGTTGTTGGGATTGAACTTTTCAACCAAAGGGCCAAAGTTAACATACAGAGAGTCAGTGTCAATTGCAATTACATAATCTACATTGTTGGTTTTAAGTATCGAGTTCATCTTTTGATTAACTGCACGCTCTGCCCAACGAATAGCCAACTGACCAGTAAGGGTAATACCCTCGGCTACACGAAGATCAAAGTAACGAAAATATGCATTACCTAACTTAACCAAGTGCGCCGTACAAACTATTCATCAAGATTTTAATTGCCATTTGCTGATTTTCAGCGCGAGCAATTTCTCTCTGTTTAGCTGTACGAAGCACTTGCAGTTCCTCCATACTAAGTTGTTTAATATTCATTTTATACCTTGTGTTTACAATTATTAAAATGCCATCTTTTCATTGAATGTTGTATACCTATTTTACCACAATGTGGGCATGTTGTAAATAGTTTTTTTCTTTCCTCCCAAAGTTTTTTTGCGGCCACGGATTGTTTGTGTTTATGCTCATCGGTAAAGGTTTTTCCTAAATTAGTTTTAATAACGTCTGGATTTTTTAAAATTCTTTCTTTTTGTTGCTGACTTTTTTTGTTTCTTTTTTCTTGAGTCCATCCTAATGACATAGCTTCTTTATGCTCTTTTGTTTTTGCTTTATTTTTATGAAAGCTTTCATTACATTCATAATATGTTTTTAAAGATTCAGATTTTCT